GAAGCTCACTATCGTACTTTACGATAAGATGTACATTGATGATGATGGCAAAGAGCAGTACTTCTACCCGGATAACAAGGTTACACTTCTTCCAGAAGGAAGCCTTGGCAGCACTTGGTTTGGCACTACACCGGAAGAAAGAACTGCAAGACAGGTAGCTGATGTAGATGTAACAACATATGGTGTAGGTATTACGGTCGCTACAAAGACAGAGTACGGACCACCTATGAAGATGTCAACATTTGCTTCCGAGGTTGTACTTCCATCGTACGAGAATATGGATAGCACATTCGTATATGAGGTTCATAGCGAAGAGTAGGGGGTGCAACTATGAAATATCCATATATAGTAATTCATAATGGCAAATGGTATAACGCAGGCGAAGAAGTTCCAGAAAACAATAATTCTGGAGCTTCTTTTGATTATAGCAAAACAACCATAAATCGTATGTCTACATCTGATTTACAGGCATTTGCCACAGAACAAGGTATAGACAATGCAGAAGAACTTACAGGAGCGGAATTAAAGAAGCTGTTAATTGAAAAGTTAGGATTATAGGAGATAGTTATGGAATACACCACATTAGAACAAGTCAAAATCAGACTTAAACAATTTCATATTGATACAGTCACAAATGATGATGAAACTACATCTGATGTGGTAGTGTTTGATGAAAAAGAAGATAATCCACTTATCGAGCAACTTATTAAGCAAGCTACAGAAGATGTAAAAACAAGAAGAAATTACCCTAGTAATTACACAGAAGAAATGATAACAGAGGACTTAAAACAATTTGAGGGAGTTATCGTCAATCTTGTTGTGTACGACCATTCACAGGCGGGCGAAGAATTTATGGCGAGTTTCGGTGAAAATGGTGTAAGTCGAACATGGAAAGACAGAGACAGCTTATTTGTTGGGGTGTTTCCTTTTGTGAAAATGTTATAAAAATTAAAAAAGAAGATTGTGCGTACCATATTCGTGAGGTCACGAAAATGGTGCAGGCGATACACTTTAAAGGGTGGTGGGCGGTGTATCAAAATTATACAGGAGATATAAAATGCAAGATATTTTATTACAAACATATATAATAGCATTACCGATTTTTTTGGGCTATATTGTTTGGCTTCTAAAACAACAAAAAAATGATAAAGACGCAAATAGCAAAGGAACTATGTTGCTATTGCGTGTACAACTTATCGAATATCACGATAAGTACATGAAACTTGGTGAAATTCCCTCATATGCGTATCAGAATTTTTGTGAGATGTATGACGCATACCACGCACTCGGGGGGAATGGCATGGTAACAAAAATGAAAAACGAAATCCAAGAAATTCATTTAGGCAAAGGAGGTAAAAACTGATGGACTTTACGCAAGTACCTACAGTAGTTGCTATTATAGTGATTACTTATTTAATTGGATATACTTCAAAGCAGATACCACAGGTCAAAGACAATATTATTCCAGTTATCGTAGGTGTAGCCGGTGGAATACTCGGTATTGTTGGAATGTTTGTAATTCCAAACTATCCGGCAGATAACATTCTTGACGCAATAGCAGTTGGAATTGTGTCAGGCATGGCAAGCACCGGTGTTAATCAGATTTACAAACAGGTAAAGAAAAATGCTTGATATAAACAAGCAGTCAATGAAGTATTCGCAGCAAGGGGCACGCATCACAATTTACGAAAGAGACGATGAGGGCAATATCCTTTATGAGGGCTATACCGATAGCGATGGAAACTTTGTTCCTTATCTTGATGATGATGGAAATAAAATTCCTAAAATTATCGAGGAAAAAGTCGGTTTTTCAAAACCTGCCGATTTTAGAGCAAACATAGCGTTCAGTGGCGGCGAAGCTAAAACAGAAGAGTTCGGCTTTGATGCCGCCGACTATGACGCAATAATGTTGACAGATAAAAATGAGTTCCCTTTAAAAAAAGGTGACTTAATATGGCTTGATAGTGAAGTAACTTACATTGACGAAGATACAGAAACAGTTGACGAAACATCGGCAGATTTTACTATAGTTGGAGCTAAACCGGCTTTAAAGTCAACAAAATATGTACTTAAAGCGGTCGTAAAGTAGGTGTTTTATGGCAAAGCAAACAATAACATTAGGATTGTCGGTAAAGTCTGTAGAAAAGGCTATAAGACAGCTTAAAAGCTATAAACAATGGCTAAGGAATAAAACGACAGAACTTGTAAAAGCACTTGCAGAAGTTGGCATACCTGTTATAGAAACAAATGTCGCTGACGCAAGTTATACATTTGACAGCAAAGGCATTAGAAGTGGCTCTAACACCGAACATTATACCTATGTAAAACTTAATAATTTTGGAAGTTATTCACAAGCAAATCTTGTTGTTGAGGGTGAAGAAATTCTTTTTATTGAGTTTGGAGCTGGTGTTTATTACAACGGCGAAGCAGGAACAAGCCCACATCCAAAAGGACAGGAATTTGGCTTTTTAATTGGCTCATACGGTGTCGGTCATGGTGTTCAGAAAGTGTGGGGATATTATGACGAAACAGGAGCACTTGTAATGACGCATGGTGTAGAAGCAACAATGCCTGTTTTAAAAGCGTATGAAAAGATTATAGCTGATTATGTATCAGTAGCAAGGAGAGTATTTGGAAATGGATAAATCAAGTTCATGGGCTTTAGAATTTAAAAATACTCTTTATAGCTTGTTTTCATACAACCTAAAAAAAGAGTATGGAACAAAATATAAAAACCTTAATATTACACAAGATGAAGAATTAGAGGGAGTAGCGGTGTTTCCTACAGTGTTATTTCAACAAATTTCATTTACAGAAGTAGGCAAAACACTTGACGGACAGTTAATAAACGCAATACGACCTATTTTTCAGATAACAATAACATTTAAAGGAAATAGAAGTGATTTAGAAAATATAGCGGCATATGCCGTTTTATTTTTTAAAGATAAAAGATTTGAAGTAACAAGCATCATCTATGGTATTTCAAATAAAGTCAGGTCGGCAACTTTCAGAGTATCAAGGGTAGTTGCGGCAAATGACAGATTGTAACTTATAGACCGGACATTTTTTAGAAATGTTTGCTAACTGCATAAAATTAGCAGAAGAAAGTGAGGTAAATATGGCAGCAGCCGGAATTTCGACACTCGGTATTACTTTCGGTTACGGAGTAGAAACAACAGCAGGAACAAAGCCAACAACTTTTAAACAGCTGACAAGAATAAACGCAATCGGAGGTATCAATATTGAGCCGGAGCAAATAGACGCATCAGCACTTGAAGATTACACGACAAAATATGTCAAAGGTCGTGCTGACACTGGTGGGTCTTTTGCAGTAACGGTAAACTTTACGGATGATACCGTAAAAGAGTGGGAAGCTCTTATAAAGGCGTATAAAGCGTTGACAGGTGGGAAACAGATGTGGTTTGAAACTATCATTCCGGGCATTGATAAAGCGTTATTTGTTATCGCAGAGCCACCGGAGAGCATCCCTCAGCCGGAAATCGGGCAGAATGAACTCTTAACAGTTGAGATGAACTTGACTATTGTTGAGAAAAAAGACCCTGATACAAAGGTAGACTTTACACCGGGGGAATAAAAAGCTATTCGGCTGAGACAAAGGCTGTGTCGGATAGCAAATCTAAAACAGCCGACTACTCATACGATAAAGATGAAACAATTTAAAAATAGCAAAATTGATTAAAAGCGGGGCGGTCTTAGGACTGCCCCCTTTCTTACAAAAAAGTAAGAGAAAGGGAAAATAATATGTTTAAAATTTTAAATATCGGTAACAAAGAATACAAACTTGAATACTCTCTTGAAGCATCACTTTATCCTGAGAGCACAGAAAGACTTTTAGAGTTTATGTCTGGAACGGACTTAGAAGATGAAAACGGAAAAATTAAAAGCATTATTAAAAGTATGTCAAATGTACCTCAGACAACATTACATATGTTCTATGCAGGGCTGTTAGAACATCATGGAAATACTGAAAATGGTGACGGTACAGTTACATCACTTAGTGATGCAAAGGCACTGTTAAAACAGTATATTGCTGAAAATAAATCAAACTTTTATTCAGTCATGGAAATGATATTGGAGCAGATGGGTGAAGATGGTTTTTTAGAACTGATAGGTCTGAACGAGATGTTACAGACAGAGGAAGAAACACCGAAGAAAGCACCGAAAGTTCCACAAGACCATTTGAAGAAAAATTAAGTTTCAAAGAAAATATTGAAAAAAACATCTTGCCAAGTGCGATAAAGGCAGGATTGACATATAAAGAAGCTATGCATATGACCCCGAAAGCCATTGAGATGCATATAGAAGCGTATAGTGAGAAAGAACAGGAAAAAGTAAAAGTATCTGAATATCTTTCATGGCTCAACGGCTATTATGTTGTCGAAGCAATAGCTTGTACTTTTGGGAAAGGAAGATACCCTAAAAATCCTTTACAGGAAAATAATAATAATGAGAACGGCGAAAAGCCAAAATCAGAATTGCAGAAGCAAAGAGAATTATTTGCGGCAAGATTATTTGCTACATTTGCTAATGCAGAATTAGATAAAATAGAAAAAGAGGAATAGCAATTTTATTTGCCGTTCCTCTTTTATTTTTGAGGTGATAATCAATGAAAATGACTACAAAATATGCAAAAAGCATTAGTTATGGGAATAAAAGACCATTAAGCAACATCAAATACATTGTCATACATTACACAGGCAATAAAGGAGATACGGCACAGAACAATCTTGATTATTTTGCAAATGGCAATACAAGACAGGCAGGAGCACATTTCTTTGTTGATAAAAAAGGAAAAGTCGGCAAGTCAATAGCAATGAGCCGTACAGCATGGGCGGTAGGCGGTGACCACAGAAGCGGAAGAAAAGGTGAAGCGGCTTATTTTGGCAAATGTACAAATGCAAATTCGGTGTCTATTGAATTGTGTGATATGTGCTTAAAAACAAATTGGGAACAGATGCTTGTGACAAGAAAACTTGTTAAATACATTCAGAGTAAATGTCCAAACGCAAAAACAGTTATAAGACACTGGGATGTTAACGGTAAAGAATGTCCTGCACCTTTTATTGGCACAAGTAACGAAAAGTGGATTGAATTTAAACGCTTTATAACAGCAGGATATAAATTCAAAGCAAGAGTTACTAAAAATGCTACTTTGAGAAGTTCGGCAAAAATTTCAGCAACAAACAAAAAAGGAACTGTCAAAAAAGGAAGTGTAGTAAACATTGTAAAAATGCAAAATAACTTCGGTCTTACAAACGATGGTTATTGGGTGACACTTAATAAATTAAAAGAGATATAGAATGAGGTGATTTGATGGAATTAGATAGCTTGGAATTAAAAGTATCGGCAGAAGCACAGTCAGCAGAAAAAGCACTTGACAGTCTTATAAGCAAATTGCAGAGCTTTTCAAAAACTTTAGGCGGTATAAACACTACTTCCATCAGCAAAAACCTTGAAAATCTTGCTAAAGTCGGTGGTCTGAAAACTGTTACTAAAGAGGTAGAGGACTTAGGAAAAACTGTAGACAATGTCGGTAAAAAGAAAACAAAGACTGAGGTTAAAGTCGATGTTAAGCAAGGGTTAGAAGCTATAAAGGAATTACAAAGCAAGTTTTCTGATATAGGTAAAGGAACGCAATTTAACGGCAATTTAAGCAGTTTAGAAAAAGAATATGATAAATTGTCGACTAAACTGGATAAACTTGCTGAAAGAGAACAGAAAGCACTTGCAATAGGGGATGCATCAACAAACAATAAAGCATTTCAAAGTCTACAATACGATATCGCTGATACAATAAACAAACTAGCAGAACTTGAAACAAAGATACAAAGTATTAAAAATCAAAATACATCTCAAACAGCTAATATACCGATTTTTAGATGGGACAATCAAAATACAGGCAGTACACAAAATATTACAGAGAATATTGAGAAGTCACTTAAAAGCGTTCCTGAAACCGCAAAATATTCGGTAGAACAAGCACAGAAATCATTAAATGAAGCTATATCTAAGGTGCAAAATGCACAGACGAATGTTGAAGATTTTTCGCAAAGAATATCACAGGCTAGAGCTAATCTTAAAAATGTTGAAGTAAGTGGCAAAGGCATGGGTACCGATGAATGGGATAGAGCCTATATTGCTTTGCAAAAAGTTGTTTCAGAAGCTAAGCAATATAAAGCGACTTTAAATGAGCGTGCAACAGGTATCAATACAGATATAAGCGAGACAGACAACCTTGATACTAAGGTTAATAAACTGAGAGAAGATTTAAAGCAGTTAAAAGCGGATGGATTTGGTTTTGGTGATACTGCATTTGACAGAACATATCAACAACTTAATCAAGCTGAAAAAGAACTTGCAGAGTACAAAGCTAGACTGACAGAAAGTGAAAACTCGACAAGAAGTTTTGGCAGTACATTAAAGAGTGCGGCAACAGGTTTTTCTAATTTTATCAGTAAGATTAAAAATGCTGGTGCGGCAACACTGAATTTTGCTAAGAATGTCCGTAACATGAAATCGCCTTTAAAACTTGCACTCGGTCAAGTTAGTAAATTAGGAAATTCAGTTGCAAGGCTGTATTTCAAGTATATGATGCTGTCGAGGGTTGCTGGTGCACTTGGTAAAGTTCTTGGCATATCAAGTGATTATGTCGAGGAATACAACTATTTTCAAAAGGCAATAGACAAGATTGCACAGGAAAATAAAGGTAATTACAAAAAATACGGCTATGATGATGCTAAGAGTTATGCGGATAGCTTTGAGGATAGACTTACAACTCTTACAGGCAAAATGACAGGATATAAGCCTGATAAAAATGGGAATCTTATAGATACTGATGTGGCAAGTCTTGGGCTTGATATTACACAGGTTACAAACTTTGAAGCACAGATTGCACAAATGACTAATTCTGTAGGAATGTTTGGAGAAGCATCTATTGTGTCTGCAAAAGCACTTACAATGCTTGCTGGGGATATGTCATCATTAACAAATATGCCGCTCGATACTGTAATGAAGAATTTTTCAAGCGGTCTTTCGGGTGCGGCAATGGCTGTAAAAAAATATGGTATGGACATATCAGTTGCGGCATTACAGGAAACAGCACTTGGGCTAGGTGTTAAGAAAAATGTTTCTGATATGACACAGGCTGAGAAAGAATACTTGCGTGTAATAACAATGTTGCAACAATCTAAAGTCGCATGGGGTGACTTAGCTAAGACTATCAATTCTCCCGCAAATCAATTTAGAATGTTAAAGTCCAACATCAAACAGTGCGGCTTGATGCTTTCAAGATTGTTTATGCCTGGCATACAAAAAGTATTGCCATGGCTCAACGCAATGGCAATGGCTGTCAAAGATTTAATGAAACACATCGGTGACTTGTTTGGCTTGAAGTTTGATAGCAGCCTTGGTTCAACAGGCAGTGACACATCAGATACTTATGACGATGTATCAGACAGTGCCGACAATGCGACAAACAGTATAAATGATGCGGCAGATGCACAGAAAAAGTTTAATAAGCAGTTACAGGGATTTGATAAGTTAAATAATCTTACGACAAACGAAACATCTAAGAAAGACAGTGACAAGGATAAAAATAATACTGGCGATACAAGCGGTGTTTTATCAGATGCACTTATAAACGCTGTTGAAGATTACGAGAAGCGTTGGAACAAAGCATTTAAGAGTATGACAAGCGATGCTGACAAGCTCAAAGAAAAGATTGAAAAACTGTTTACAACAGCTTGGGACACAGGTGACGGAACAGAAATCGGTGAAGCACTTGCGACAACCTTAAATAAGGGCATTGACTGGGTGAATGAAAATACAAGCAAATGGGCTAAAGGCTTGAAAAAGATTACCTCAATTATGGGTACTTCTTTAAATGGTTTTGTTGAAAAATTCAAGTGGAAAGGTTTAGGAAAAGCTATCGGCAATTCTATTAAAGCCGCACTTGAAGCTGAAACAAACTTCTTTAAAAAAGTAAACTGGGTAAATCTTGGAAAAGGTTTGTCGAAAACTCTTAATTCAGCTATCAAAACAGGAGTTTTGCAGTCGTACTTTAAATCAATGGCAAACAAGCTAAGGGCGGCTATTGAGACAGCGTTTGGAGCAATTACTACTTTTGATTTTAAAGGACTTGGAAATGCGTTAGGACAGGGAATAAATGACTTTTTTAAGACAATGAATAAAAAAAATAAGCAGACTGGTCTTAATGGCTGGCAAGAACTTGGAAAGAGTTTGAGTGATGGAATAAAAGGGATAGCAGATAGTATTACGACTGCACTTGATACTGTTGATTGGGAACAAGTAGGACAAGCTATTGCTGATTTTATCGGTTCTATTGATTGGGGTGGAGTTGTTTGGTCGCTAGGCAAAATGGCGAAATCTTTAGTTAAAGCAATAGGGACAACGATTACAGCACAAACAAAAGAAGACCCAGTTTCAGGAATAATTACAATAGGAATTTTAGCCTTTACTTTAAGAAAAGGCTGGAAAAAGCTACTTGCAATATTGCTTGGAAGTAAAATTGGAAAATCTAAAATAAGTGTAGGACTTTCAAGAGTTTTTGCTGTTATAAAAGCATGGTCTATATCAAAAATAAGCAAGGCGGCTAAGGCTCTTGCAACAAAGATTAAATCAGGAATCGGCAAAATAGTTGTCACATTTAAAAATGTATATGCAAGTATTAAAAATTGGATAGCAAACGGAGCAAAAATAAGCGATGTTATAAAAGCTGTGAAAACAGCATTGGGAATACAAAAAGGTTTGACGCTGTCAAATATTGCTGTAAAAATCGCTACAAAACTTCCAACATTGGCAAATCCTGATATGGCGGCTGATGAATTAGCAAGAAATATTGATGATTGGTTTACAAACAAAATTTGGAAGCCGCTTTGCAAAAAAGTTTCATGGCTTGATGCTGATTCACCGATGGGAGTTTTTCAAGTACCTGTGAAGTTAGCTATAAAGATAGGTAAATCAATAAAAGATTTTTTCGGTGACACATGGGATGATACAACAGCCATGACATCGGGGATTGATGTAGGAAACGATATGGCAAATGGAGTTTTAAAAGGCTTTGCTAATGCGTTAGTATATCCTGCAAATTTCCTTTACAATCTTATTGTAAAACCTGTCAAAGAAGCATTAGGAATACATTCTCCGTCAACGGTATTTAAGGAGATTGCTGGATTTTGCGTTGATGGTTTTATGAATAATTTTAATTTAAAGGACAAAATAAAAGAAAAACTTCAAAATTTAGGTAAAGCAACTATTGAACTTGGATTAAAAATAAAAGGCAGTTTTGACGATAAAGCCAAAGAAATCAAGGAATGGTGGAACGGCAAAAAAGAAAAAGTGAAAACTTTAATGGCTAAAGCAAAAGGAGAAATTAGTAAAAAATTCGATGAAGTTAAAGAAAAATGGAATGGATTTAAGGAAAAAACTAAAAGTGTTATAGCCAAAGCTAAAGGTCAGGCAGATAAAGTATTCAGCAAAATTGTTGATGGTTGGAATAACTTTACTGACGGGACAAAAACTCTTTTTGCTAAAGCAAAGGGTAAAATCGAAGATAGCTTTAGCAAAGCAAAAGAAGCATGGGCTAGTTTTACTGAGGGTACTAAAGAAATTTATGTATATGCTAAAGGTAAAATTGAAGATAAATTCAAAGAAGTGCAACAAAAATGGTCTGAGGTCAAAGGCGGCACAAAGGAGTTTTGGGCTAAGGCAAAAGCGACAATTTCAGATAAGTTTGACGAGTTATCCGAAAAATGGGGAAAAATAAAGTCCAAAGATGCGATTGTCACTGCAAAAGCTACAATTAAAGATGGCGTTGACAAACTCGGTAGCATATGGAAAAGCGTTAAAACCAAAACGGCTACCTTAACAGGAAGAGCAGAAGAAAAAACCAAAGATGTTTTTAAGTCAATAAAAGATAAATGGAAAGAATTAACGAGTAAAACAGCAGTTTTAACAGCTACTTTTAAAGATATGTTCACAGCACCGTTAAAAAAGGCTTGGAATGCTATTGCTAGTGCAATTAACAAAGGCATTAAAACTATCAATAAAATACCGGGAGTTAGTATTCCCTCAGTACCTAAGTTGGCAAAAGGCGGTATTTTTGAAAATGGTTCGTGGCACAACATAGCAAAATATGCAAATGGCGGTATGCCGAATATGGGGCAGTTATTTGTAGCAAGAGAAAAAGGTCCTGAGCTTGTAAGTACATTAAAAGGTCATACTGCGGTTATGAATAACGACCAAATAGTGGCGTCAGTATCGCAAGGTGTATCAGATGCAGTTTACAATGTTATGACACCTGTTTTAACAAGTCTTGTAACAAGTATAAACCGCATGAACAGTAGTGGCACACCTCTTTATGTCGAGGGTGTTTCTGAGGGCGATATAGTTAAGATAACACAGAATGCTAATGCTGATTACAAGAAGCGGTACGGCAGACCTCTTTTCACTTAGAATATTGCTATATCGTGCTGAATGTGGTATGATATAGCAAATATTTAAAAGAAAAGGAGTGTTGGAAATGAATAATGGTAAGAAGAAACATAAGATATTATGGATAATAGTTGGAGTAGTAGTTATATTTTTGATTTTATCGGCATTGGGCGATGATAGTTCTGATAATGACGAAGATACAAAAAGAATTGAACAGAGCTACACTCTAAAAGAGATGAAACAAAAAAGTAAATCGTTTTCATACAAAAAGGTTGCAAGAGAACCTAAAAAATATGAGGGACAGTGCTTTAAGGTTAATCTTTATATTGACGAAGTAATAAATGATTCGGTAAAAACAGGAAGTGACAAGTATTATAAAGCATATGTGTATAACAAGAAAGAAAAACAGGAAGATTATGATAAATTTGTTTGGCTGTATGATTATCAGACAAATGATGACAACCTTAATATATTAGAGGGTGATGTTATTGAAGCATATACTGTTTTTAACGGAATGGGAGATACTGAAAATTCTCTTACTGGTGAAAAAACAAAAGATGTTGCATTGGATTTACATTATGCTAAATTGATAAAAGAATAAATTAAATTTCATAAAACCACAAGGCGGATTTAATATCCGTCTTTTTTGATGCAAAAAAATCATTAACCTTAAAAAGTTAGAGGTAGAATTATGGCATTTTCAAAGAGTAAGGGTCTTGTTTCCATTGCTACAGGATATAGCGGTGGAAATTACGAATACACAAAAATAGACCAATTCATAGCGGCAGATAATTTGAGTATCACTGCTGACAGGGCACAGGATTTAGATAGTTATGTCAACGCAAACGGTCATTTAAAGAGAAATGTTTTAAAACATATGCGTGATGGCATTTCTTTTTCAACGGTTTATATGGGGTATGATAAACACGAGAAGTTTATGGCTATCATACGCAAAGCTATGAAACAAAAGGATTGTGCAGAACCGCCCGAAAAGAAAGTTCGTGTTAGGTACTTTGATGAATGGACTAACGATTACGAAACAGGATTTTTCTATATACCGGATGTTGAATGGAAATATGGTGGAACATACAAAGGAACACCGACATATTTACCTACAACATTTGAGTTAATAGAGTATTAGCGAGGTGAGACAATGCTTAATCTTACAGATAGTGAAAAAGAGTGCTTTTACGGCAGAGGAACTTATTTTAATGACTATGAATTTAATTTTCCTGACTTGAATTTTACTATAGCAAACGAGACAATACATCAAGAGTCGGTAACTATTAAAGAAAGTATATGTGATAGCGAAGATTTACAGCTAGGCGGCTGTATTGCATCCTCATGTGAATTTGAAGTATCAGAACTTGAAAACAATCAACTTGCAGGAGTAGAGTTTACTGCAAAATTATTAGTAAATAATGGCAAAGATGCAGTTGTACAAATGGGAAAATATCGTGTGGACTCTGCAAAAAAAGTCGATGATAAAGACTACAGAAAAATTGTTGCTTATGATGCTTTATATGATGCACAAATAGATGTTTCTGACTGGTATAACAAAGTTTTCTATGTAGTGTCTCAATACGAAGAATTGATTACAGTCGGCGATATTGATGATTTATGGGAACACGGAACTTATGAGATAGATAATTCGGGAACAAAACCACCTTGGATAGCGTTTTTTGCGAACGGTGCAGTGCCCGAAGAATGTCAAGATACAACATATCTTGACACAGTAACAGGCAAATTATACGAAGCGCAAAATACAAGTAAAGACGAAAATAACGAATTGTATCGTTGGATTGAGGTGTACCAATGCAAGAGAAAGACGCAAACAAAGTATATTTACGCAACAACAACACTTAAGAAACTGCGTGAAAGTTTGCTAAATTATTTGAATATTCCTTTTATAGAACAGGATTTAATAAATGATGATGTAACTATCGAGAGGACATTTGATGCTAGCGATACTGGTGAAATCATCGGCACAGATATACTAAAATACATTTGTGAATTAAATGCTGGATTTGGAAAAATAAATCGTGATGGAAAATTTGAAGTAATTCAATTGACAAGTGCGGGGTTATATCCCGAAGAAACATTGTACCCATCTGAGGATTTATACCCCGAAGAAAGCAATTATGAGCTTTTAAGTGCAGAAGAAAACGAAGCTAATTATATTTCTGTAGCTTATGAAGAATATGAAACAGAAGCTATTACGGGTGTTATAGTAAAAAGCAATAGTGATAATGTTGGTCAAGTTGTAGGAACAAAAGATAATGCTTATATACTTACTGGAAATCCTTTGATATACAATAAGACCTCAGAAGATTTAACAAAAATCGGACAAAATATATTTGCAAAAATAAAAGGAATTACATACAGACCAAACACAACAACTTTAGAGGGATTACCATACTTAGAAACAGGCGATTATTATATTCTGACAAAAAACAATGACGATGTAGGTTCGCCTATATTTACAAGGACATTGGCAGGAGTACAAGCATTAAAAGATACGTTTGAAAGCAAGGGAAATAAACTAAGAGTAAACGAAGATAGTCAAACGTCAGAAATGATGGCTTTACAGTCAAAAATGCTTAAAATTCAAAAAGGTGTTGACGGACTGTTGATAGAGGTTACAGACCTTGACGAAAATACAAGTTCAAGATTTGAACAGACAGCAAGCAAAATTGAAGCCGAGGTAAAAAGAGCAAGCAACGCTGAGGGAGAACTTTCAGGCAGGATAACTATTACGGCAGATGCAATTACACAAGAAGTCACCAGGGCGAAAGCCGAAGAAGCAACATTGAGCGGTAGAATAAATGTCACAGCGGAACAAATTACAGCCGAAGTAAAAAGAGCCGAGAACGAAGAAAATAGCATAAGAACAGCACTTACATTAAAGGCTGACAGTGCAGAACTGGGATATTACCAGACAAAAGCTGATATGACAAATTATGCTACGACTACTTGGGCCGAGAATCAGATAAGTAGCAAAGTGTCGAAAGGGGATGTATGCAGTGAGATAAATCAATCATCAGAGCAGATTGTTTTGAAGTCAAACAGGCTTGTTATCGACAGTACAAATTTTAAATTAGATGCAAACGGTAACGCAGATTACAGAGGAAACATATCTGCCAGTGATGCTAAATTTTATAACATAACAGGCTTTGGAGGAATGATAAGCATTGTCTCTGGAAGCCGTTTTTCAGCGGGAACAGGCGGCTACCAAAGAGATACTTATGGATATATCAAGGTACATAGTGATGATGGTACAGCAAACTGTTATGTTGAAAGTGATAAACTTATAGGAGACACAATAGAAGCCGGAAGAATCAACGGTTCAACTGGATACTTAGAATTGCACGGTTACACAAAAGCAAAAATGTTTGTATTTAACGATGAAGCATACGGCATTGTTCTCGATATGAATAGTAATCGTGATTTGCATTTAAGACCAGCATCTAACGAAGATACAGACTGCGGTTCAGCATCTTATAAATGGCGAAATTTGTATTGTAAAAATGGCACTATACAAACATCTGACAGAAACGAAAAAATGAACATATTGGATATGCCAGAACAATATGCAAATGCAATTATTGATGATGCTTCACCAAAAACATATATGATGCTTAACAATGAAAGCGGAAGAACTCATGCAGGAATGATTGCACAGGATTTAGAAGAACAGTTATCAAAAAACGGTATGAGTTCAAAAGATTTTGCAGGGTTCATAAAATACGAAAAAGAAGATACTAACGGAGTTCCAACAAGTGAATACGGCTATGGAATACGCTACGAGGAATATATAGCACCGCTTATTAAGTATTCTCAGTGTTTAAAAAGAGATTTGAAGCAGGAAATAGAGAGAAATCAGCAGTTACAATTTCAACTTTTAAATTTACAAGGTGAATTTATGATATTAAAACAACAGATTTTAGGAGGTAATTAAAATGGTTAAATTAAACAAACAAACTACAGTAACAGGAGCGTGTGTATTGACAGTTGATGGCAAGGAAGAACAAGTAGCATACATGAACGCTTCAATTCCAGTCGGTGGTGCACCTAATATTAGTCGTGCTATTCAGAATGTAGAGTTGTTCAATGCAAACAAAGAGGAAGTATTAAAAGACTTTGCGGCATTTGACAATTATGTATATAGCCTTATGGAAACAGAGGAAACAAAAAAGCAGAATAAGAGGTGACACACGATGGCAGTAGTAAAGGTTTACACCCGCATAAACTGGCTTAATAAGTCGGAAAGTCTGACAACACCGCTTGGTAAAATAAACTTAAATAAGATGGATAAAGCAATAGACACTATCGACAACGAAGTAGTGTCTATTTCAGCGACTGCGGAAAGTCTTGATACAACAAAAGCCGATAAAGACCAGCTTAACAATATGATAACTGATATAGCTATCAATGACAAAAACGGTGTTATCAGTATAACAAAATATAACGGTACAGTTTTGAATATTGATACCGCAATGGAAAAGATAGCCGTAAACTTTGAATATAATGCACAGACACAACAGCTTATACTTACGCTTGAAAACGGTGAAAAGCAATACATTGATATGTCGGCTTTGATTACTCAGTATGAGTTTAAAGACACTGATACGATAGCTTTTAGCGTTGATAGTGAGGGAAAAGTGAGTGCGTCTATCAAAAGCGGCAGTATAACAAAAGCCATGCTGTCAAGTGAAGTTATGTCAGCTATAACATTATCGGAAAGCAATGCGGTTGCATCGGCACAGGCGGCGGCTCAGTCGGCTACAAATGCTGATATGGACGCTAAGTTATCTCAGTCGTACAGCGTTGGTAAGAGTGGTATTCGTGACGGTGAAGATGCCGACAATGCAAAATACTATTCAGAGCAGGCAGAAAAATTTGCGAAAGAAGCAGAAGATATTGTTGGCAGCAATTTTATAACTCAAGCTGAAAAAGGTGTTGCAAATGGTGTAGCTGTATTAAATGCTAACTTAGCAGTTGAAAAAGCGGTGGCAGATGAAGATGGTAACAACATTCAAAATACATATGCTAAAAAGACAGAAATAGGAGAAGTTATAGAAGTTGACAGCAAGTTATCGACAACAAGCACAAATCCAGTACAGAACAAAATAGTAACTGCTGCGATTAACAGTGCAAGCCGACAGGCAGATGTTGCGAACGGTACATTAGCTCAGTGGCAAGAACAAGGTAGAATACCAAATGGCATTGTAAACAACCTTGTTACGACCGAAGAGGGATATGCACTTGATGCAAGACAGCTAAATAAAAGTGTGGTGGGCAGTTTCGCCGAGAGTGTTGATAAAAGTATCTCTGCATTAAACAATGCCTTAAAACCATTCACATTTATAAATGTTGCTAGTGGAACCCGAAATGTTATAGCATTTTATAATTCAATTACAAAAATGATGTTTGTGAGTTTTAATTATAGTATAGCTCGTGTAAATGAACCAACAAGTCTAGTTATACTTAACGACAATGCTCATACCATAGATACTGATAAATATAGATTTCCCGTTAGTGCTTGGGATGGTACAACCGGAAATATAGTATTATCGTATGGATATGTATCCGGACAAAACATATGCATATATGCTCCGCCATGCAATGAATTTAATGCTTATGCTGCATTTTTTTACCATTGCAAATAGTATTTAACTCTATATTGATTTTATATAAAGAAAGGAATGACTATTATGAAAATCAAATTAAAAGACAACACAGAACTTACAGTAACAGATGCTTGCACATCAACATCAATAGTAGCTGAATTTACATCAGCTGAGGAAATTGAAGATTTCAGAAAAAAACTTACAGACGAAAATTTATCATCTTTTGCATATGTAAATGACGACGGAACGATAGTAGGAGAATATAAAAACTGCACTTTTACAAATGTCACTTATGCAGAAAAAGGCGGCAAGTTTACGGCTACATACAACATCCGTCAGTACAGTGACATGGAAGTAAGATTAAATGTACTGGAAAAAGAACAGACCTTACAAGGCGATGCCATTGCAAGTATGTCAGAAACAGTATATTCATAGAAAGAGGTGATAATATGAATGGAATTGTAAAATTTTGGGCTTACAGAATAGGCTTTGATTTGTCGAGGATTGATGAAGTCCCAAACAAACTTAAAACACCAGTCAGCGAATACATAGCCCAAAGCATGGCAGATTAAGTCACAAAATGTCGAACTATAACAGCCAAATCCTCTTGTTTCCCTTATCCTCAAGCCGTACAATAAACTTGTCAGAAGTTATCTGACAACATCAAGTTTTGGCAAGGGGCGGTGTAATTGGCGTTGCACTGCCCTGCTTTTTTGAGGGGATTGACATAGTAGAACAGTTGTTCTATAATGTGTCCATAGGAGGATTAAATTTGAGTAAAGAAGAACTAAAACGAGAAATTATGGAACTGGTAGACCAAATTGACAACGAAAAGATTTTAAAACTTATAGCAGGCTTTGTAAAAAGTGGCTATAAAGAGGAACAGGCAGGGAAATAAAACCCTGCCCTTTTTTGTTTGACAAACTTTTTAATCAATAAACTTTTCAAAAAAATCACATAACACTTCTTTTTTATCTGTTGGCAACTTATCATACTTTATAATGAATTTCTTAAATCTTTCATCATGCAATCCTATTTTCATCACAATATCTGAATATTCATCGTCGGTATCTTCAAATTGCTTTTCTTCTATCAAGTCGGTCATTCCTATATTGAAGTAATCAGCAATCTTTCTAAGTTTTCCAGTACTAGGAAGTGAATTGCCTTTACACCACATATTTAATGTTGTGGGCTTTTCATTCAAGTCTTTTGCAACATCTATCTGTTGTTTCTGATTTAAAGCTATATATTTGTTTAAGTTTTTGGCAAATATACGCTTTGTTTCTTCCCTATCATCTGTCATAGCTATCCTCCTTTCATTTTGTATTATATATCAAAATTAAAAAAAATTCAATATAAAATCCAATTATTTTGAATTTTAGTCTTGACAATTCAATGCGATTGAATTATAGTTGTATTATCAAATCAAGAAAGGAGTGGTTAGATGCCGAAGATTTCTCTTGAAGCAGTAAGAGTAAATGCAAAAATGACACAGAAAAACTGGGCTAAATTGCTTGGTGTTTCGGTAGCAACAGTGATTAACTGGGAAAAAGGGAATACTGAGCCGAGCTTATCTCATTTGAAAGAAATGAGCCGTTTATCAGGCATTCCGATGGATTTTATTTTTGTACCCGATAAATCCAATTAAATTGAATTTTAAAGGTCGGAAAGGAGATAAAATGAACGATTTAAAAATTTTCAATAATGAAGAGTTTGGAGAAATCCGAACAGTAGTAGTAAATGAAGAACCAATGTTTTGTTTGACTGATATTTGCAAAGCGTTGGAAATGAGCAACCCGACAATGGTTGCACAGAGATTGGATGATGATGAACGCACTAAGTTAGACTTAGGGCGTCAGGGAGAAACAAATTTCATAACAGAAAGCGGTTTATATGCAGTCATATTGAGAAGCGATAAACCGAATGCAAAGAAGTTTCGTAAGTGGGTAACATCTGAGGTACTTCCATCAATCAGAAAAAACGGCGGTTACATAGCAGGACAGGAAAACATGACAGATGATGAACTCATGGCAAAAGCACTTATGGTGGCACAGAATAAGATTGCTGAGAGAGACAAACAGATTGAACGCATGAAACCTAAAGAAATATTTGCTGACGCAGTATCGGCTAGTGAAACATCAATCCTTGTCGGAGATTTAGCAAAGCTGATTTCTCAGAACGGTTACAAAATCGGACAAAAGAGGTTGTTTGAATGGTTAAGAACGAATAACTTCCTTATTAAATGCGGTTCATCGAGAAATATGCCACAGCAGAGATTTGTTGAACAGGGATTGTTTGAAGTCAAAGAAAGCAACATTCAGAACCCCGATGGCAGTGTGAGAATAACACGCACAACTAAGGTCACAGGCAAAGGGCAGATTTACTTTGTTAATAAGTTTATGAAAAGTGAGGTGACAGCATGACACAGGGCAACAGATACAGCATAACAGACAGAAACGGCAAAAGTGTAATTGCCGAGAGAGACGGTGCTAGATACATCGGCATTGATGAATTTGCACAGCATATAGCATTCGACATTATAGATGACTACAGATATATTACAAACGGTGTTAAGCAGATTGATGAAACAAATATAAAGTTATCCATCAAAGTGCTTAACGCCATATCCCCGGTAGCCACAGCATTTAGAAATACTTTGAGTTGCGGAGAGGATTGTTGATTGCTTCAACTTTTGCTAGTTGTGGTTCTTCGGTAGGCAATGAGTTAATGGTTTCCAAATAGTATTGGTCGTACAGTTTCTTGAAATCATCATATGAGCCTTTATAACCACAAATTTTAGCGGTGGTGTATGAAGCAACAATTATTTCAGTTTCCATGATTTCACCTCTTTTCATAAAAAGATAGTGAAATTATAGCATAAAAACAAGATACGAGAAAGGAGAATAAAAATGGACGATTTTATCAAAGATGCTTTAAAAAACGAAATGTTGAAAACAACAGATGGGACTATATTTTTTGCAACGCTTTGCCAAAACAGACGAGCCATAGATTGTTTGGCTAATTCTATAAAAGAATTGATTGCACAATATGGCTTATCTGCTTCGGAAACTAAAGGGTTTTTAGATTATATGAAGATTGTTATTGATGCTTCTTCATATCTTTCTCCAAAGAAATAACGCGAATGCCACATTCGTCAAAATTAAACATGTCCGATTCGGGTATTTCTTTAGCAGTCTTGAGTATAGATAACACTTTGGCAGAGTGAGGATATTCAAGACCACAGTTAGGACAAACAATTTTGTTAGTGGATATATCTTCATTTACAGTATATTCACTATGGCAAGTACAAAATATTTGAAACTTTAAAAACACAACTTCACCTCCTTATTGAATGATAAGGAGATTATACCACAGGGGCAAAAGAATAGAAAGCGAGGTAAATATGTTCGTAAACCCATTTGTTTTAGGAATTTTGGCAACTTTATTTGTAGAAATGGCATTACTTATTGTATTGTCATGGTTTTCAAGTAAGAAATAGGAGTAGACAATGAATAACAAAATAATAAGAGATATAAAGGAGTTGTCAGTTTTTGAGATAGAGAAATTGGCAAAGGTGCTGAGAATTGAGTTTATTATCAACAATGGCAACGAGATAAAGATTATAAGAAAGGAGAAATAATAGATGATAGACGCAAGTAGAAGTGTGGAGAAACCGACAGAAAATGTTCCAGTGCCGTTTGATGAATACAATAAACTTTCAAGTATATCGACAAAAGTTGATATTATAGTTGACTTGATGTGTCATGGAACGCTGATGGCAGAAGATGTTTTGAGGATATTGAAAGTTGACACATCTTTCCCAAAAGGAAAAACATTTGAAAGAGATACAGTGGTTTCGGTGTGTATTTATAATAATCTTTTAGATTTAAAAGTGCGTGTAGATGTGCTGTTAGATATGTTAGAAAAGAAAGACTATGTATCAACAGACAAGATTTTACGAACACTTGGCACAGAGTTGGCTATCGAGGAAGCAGACAGACAGGAAAAGGAGCTAAATGAAAGATTTAATAATAAGCAATAAAGAGTATCGGGCAAGAGAGGGAGTAAGCAGTACCGATTTAAAGAAGATTGCAAAGTCCCCAGCCCACTTCCGTTACTGGAAAGATAACCCCGAAGAAAGTACACCAGCGTTGCTTTTCGGCAGAGCAGTACATAAATATGTATTGGAAAAAGACAAGTTCAATGAGGAATTTGCCGTTGCACCCGAAGTAAATAAACGAACAAAAGAGGGCAAGGCTCAGTGGTTGTTATTTCAAGACCAAAACGAGGACAAAGACATTATCTCTCTTGAAGATTTTGAAAAGATAAAAGCCATGAGAGAAACATTGTATCAGACACCTTTTGTAAGTCAGCTGTTAAAAGGCAAAAAAGAAGTATCTTACTTCACGAAAGATGATGAAACAGGATTGACAATAAAGTGCCGTCCCGACTGTCAGACACAGGTCGGAGATACACATATTCTAATTGATTACAAATCTTGTTCAGATGCCAGCGGTGATAAATTCATGCGTGACGCAATCAACTTAATGTATGATTTGCAGATGGCATTTTATAAAGACATTATGGATAAAGTGACAGAGCACGAACACTCAGTCATTTTCATAGCACAGGAAAAAACACCACCGTATGCAGTAAACATTTTAGAAGCAAATGAGTATTTTCTAAGAAGTGGCAGAGATATGTATAGAACCTATCTCAATGTCTACAAAGAGTGTTTAGAGAGTGGTAACTGGTATGGTTACACAAATGGTGAGGTAAACACGCTTGGTTTGCCAAACTGGTTACAGAAACAGTATGAATAGAAAAGGAGAATAGAACATGAATGAAGTGAGTAATAATAACAATCATGTACCTTTTAGCAGCATAAATCAAGGTACAGTCGCAGTTGAAAGTAGCAGAGCAATAACAGAAGCACAGGGAAAATTGTTACTTGCAAAGCAGTTTCCGAGAAATTATACAAATTGCTATGCAACAGCTATTGAAGCGTGCCAGCGTAAAGGTTTTGCAGATAAAGCGTTTTTTGCATATCCACGAGGGGGACAGACGGTAACAGGAGTAACTATAAGATTTGCCGAGGAATTAGCAAGATGTTATGGCAATCTCGATTACGGTATCAAAGAATTATCACACGAAGATGGCAAGTCAGAAATGCAGGCATACGCTTGGGATTTGGAAACAAACACAGTATCAAGTCAGAACTTTACAGTTGAACATATCATGGAAACACGAAACGGCAGCAGAAAGTTGACAAGCCAGCGTGATATTTATGAGAGAACAGCTAATGACGGTGCACGAAGATTAAGAAGCCGTATTTTGGCGATATTGCCGCCAGATTTGGTTGAGGACTGCATCAAAGAGTGTAAAAAGACACTTGCAGGGCAGAACGGCATTCCTTTTAAAGATAAAGTTAAAAATATGGTTGTAGCTTTTGCTAAATACGGTGTTACAAAGGAAATGCTTGAAAAGAGATTAGACCACACTGTCGAGAGTATCAGTGAAGATGAACTGACAGAGTATATCGGCATTTTCAACGGTTTGGCACAGAAAGAAACAACGGTTTCAGATTGGTTTGAACAGCCAAAAACAGCAAGTCAGATGACTGCATTGCTTGAAGAAGCTGAGAAAGAAGAAAAAGAGAAAGCACAGAAAGAGGAAAAGAAATAATGACATACAAAGTGATGATTGATAAAAAGAACAATACGTTCCCGTTAAAAGGGTTGAATGAATTGTTAGGTGCGAGATTGTACAACCCACGCACGAAAAGATATACAAATTCTGTCAAGACTTCAAATGACAGGACTTGCTTAAAAGCAATAAAAAAGTGCTTGCCATCGGTGCATATTGATAAGCCTATCAGATGTACTTATCACATCTATACAGCAGATAAAAGGCACGACAGGAGCAATTTATACAGTGCGATTGAAAAGTCGTTTTTAGATGCTTTGCAGTTAGCAAAAGTCATCAAGAATGATGGCTGGGATGATGTTCTTGACAGTGTTTTTCACACAGAAGTTGACAAGGAAAATCCGAGAGTTGTTGTGGAAATTGAGGTTTTAGGAAAGGAGTAAGATAGAAATTGACACAAGAAAATTTAGTTGAAAAGTTAAGTAAAGTAGGGATAAAAGGTGAATGGATAAATTGTGACGAAAATGGATTTAGTAGAATTTTTGAATTTAAATTAGGTAATCAAACTATCCAAATTGAATGGTATTGTAATTATTCTACTATCATGATTGGCAATGCATATTTTTGGTTTGATAGTATATTGCTACATAGTGGTTATCCAAGACAAGGAAAATGGATTGAATTTTCTTTCAGAAATGAACATCCGTTGCATTTAAAAGTTAGTTAGAAAAGGAGTAAGAATATGAAATCGGCAAATTTAGAACAGATGATGTCTGATATGAATAATGGCACTTATGACTTGACTTGCAACGGAGAGTGCACTCAATGCGGTAATTGTTGCAGTAACTTACTTCCTATGACAGAAGATGAAATTGCAACAATCCACAGGTACATCAAAAAACATCATATTAAGGAACATAGACATAATTATCCGACAGCTACACCAACAATGGATATAACTTGTCCATTTCTTAATGATGATAAATCAAAAGAAAAGTGTGAGATTTATTCAGTTAGACCCAGGATTTGCAGAGAGTTTATCTGCTGTCCGAGTAAAAGACCGCCGATTGATGATTGGGGTTATAAATTAAAGCGCAAGGTAGTTGATGCCAGAAAGGAGTTTTTCAAATGAGAGTTATATCACAGAATGGAAAAATTGATTTACCTTATGAAAATCTAGCAATTTTTGTTGAATACGAAAATGTTATTGCTAGATTTGAAAACGAGAGATACTTGTTGGCTCAGTATTCAAGTGAAGCAAAGGCAATTAAGGCTATGGAAATGCTAAGAGAAACATATGCTGGTATGCCTATTATGATGCAGAATGTTGAACTTACAAAAGAAGAGATAAAGGCTATTGAAAGAATAAAGAAAGATGGCATTATGGTACGGCTGGTAGATGAACCGTCAAAAGTCGAGTGCTTTAACAATATTATCTTTCAGTTTCCGTTTCCGCAGGACAGCGAAATGGAGGTGAGTAAATGACACTTAGAGAGCGAGTTGTTGTAGAAGCCTATACAGGATATTGTATGACAGTAGGTGAGGAGAGAAACGCATTTAACAAGTATGTAGAGGAAATCATGGGGAGACCGATTTGTGCTTACGAGTTAGCGGACGATAATATGCAAAATGAAATACATGATAAATCTAAAGCAGATTTTATTAAACTTTGTACATGTGATGATAGTGAATAGCGGAATAGCGAGGTGTAATATGGATAAAATGGATGTTATAGAAACTGCTAAAAGACTTTTTAAAGATAGAGAAGAATATTTCAAAGAACTTGAAGCGTTAAAAGAGGATATAAGTTTCTTTGATATGTATATGAAAAGGAACAAGAAAAGTAAGGCTAAATTTGCAGTAAGAATTTCTTACAAATGTGCATTCGGAGCTTTTGATGATATTTGGAAAAAGCATAGTTGTCATAAGTCCGATATAGAAATAGTTTTTTCAGAGTTTATAGTTTTGAAAGCTATTATACAAGATATTTACGCAGATACAAACAGTTTTACTAAAAATACAAAGAAAGAATTTATAGATTATTTTGAGCAGTACGGAGATACTATGGTAGAAGATTATGTTTCAGAATTTATTGGTTGTAGCAGAGGCTGTATGGCTGTACTTGGAAAAATTCAGCAAATTAAAGCTGAGCAAATCTAAAAACTAAGGAGTTGAACTACAAATGAGTGCAAGGAGAGCGGCTATGCGTCGGGAACGATTGCAAAGGAACAAAATTGACAAGAAAAAATGTGCTATGGCTGAACTGGAAAGAGCAAAAGAGCAAGGCATTATTGATGGCAGAGCGATAGGTGTTAGTGCGTGCCTTGAAGTGTTGCACAGCAAATACAAGTTTAGCAATAATAAAGCACAACAGTTACTCAATGTTATGGGGAGAGAAAGTGCAAGACTTGATGATACAGGTGTTAGATTTGTTGCAAATTACTATGCTGAGAAGTTTGAAAAGAAACTAGATGCACTGGGAATGTATCAAGATACAGCTGATATTGCTACAAAGATTTATTGTGCATCAAAGCATGAGTTGTTTGTAACATCGGTCGCAATAGCTTTGATGGTGCTAAATGAATTATGGAATTTTAGCAGTAACGATAAAAACACTGGTCGGCTTGATTACATCATGGAGTATTGCACAAATCGGTATTTAGAAATGCAACTTGACCCCGATAATAACACAGCAGAATATTACTTTGAGCGAATGTTAAGACGGACTGGTTATAAGTTGCATTAAGAGGTAAATATGATAGACGAAAAGAAGATTATTAAGAAAATCGAAAACAGGATAGATACTTATATAAAAGAATATCCTGAAAAGAAAAACTGTGAATATGTAGAAACACAAAGAGAATTTATACATATATTACAGATTGAAGCAAGAGAACAAAGCAAATCCGATTTAAGAAAGGAATAACGAGTACCCGGTAAACCGGGTTGATGCAGAGGGTGTATAACTGCTAGCGAAAAATCCTAATTAGTAGAGTGTAAAAAGCGTGTGAAGCCATTTAGGATTATCCATGTTACGGTATTTGTAGCGTGGTGTTATGACAAAACTAAAAGTATGTTGGATAAGTGCAGGAATATCAAGTTTTATGGCTGGATATTTAGCAGGGAATGTAGATAAATGGATTTATATTGACATTGCCGACCAACATCAGGACAGTATCAGATTTATCAAAGATTGTGAGAAAGCAATCGGAAAGAAAATAGAAATTTTAAGTAGTGCAGAGTATAAGAGTGTCGAAGATTGCGTCAAGGTTTTTGGCGGTTTTAGAAATCCTAGTAACAACTTTGCACCATGTACAAACTGGCTTAAAAAGAGAGTGAGAAAGGAGTGGGAAGAACAACACAAAGATTGTGAATTGACTTATGTGTGGGGATTTGACTTGAAAGAGAAGAACCGAGCAGAACGAACCATTGAAGCCAATCCGCAAGCAAATCATGAGTTTCCACTTATTGACAAATGCTTGTCTAAGGAAGAAGTGCATGGACTATTTGAACGGACTTTTGATTTTAAGCGACCGAAAATGTACGAATTAGGTTACCCAAATAATAACTGCATCGGATGTGTAAAAGGTGGCATGGGTTACTGGAATAACATCCGCAAGGATTTCCCTAAGGTATTTGAAAGCAGAGCCAAGTTGGAAAGAGAAGTTGGCTACTCGATACTGAAAGACAGTGACGGCAAACCTATATTTCTTGACGAATTAGACCCGAAACGAGGGAATATGAACACTGAAATTTTTCCTGACTGCGGCATAATGTGTTATTTGAATTTAGAGTGAGGTGAGAACATGACAGTAGACGAATTTAAGCTACTTGCGGTAGATACTAAGATTTCAGTGCGTGATATACGAACTGGAAAGTATCTTAAAGATAAAAAAGAATACGGCAGGCGAAAGGTACAAAGTTTGTATGCAAGAACGCACAGGTATCAAGGCGATTGTGAAGCTAATATTGTATTGATGGTGAGGTGATTTGATGAAAGATAGATACTTATTCAAGGCAAAAACTTGTAATGGAGAGTGGGTTACAGGATTTTTGCATTGCAAAGATGATAAATGGTATATAAGTAATAAAGCAGGTTCGCCATTTGCGTATGAAGTAAGACCAGATACAATTTGTCAATGCACAGGTTTGAAAGACAGGAACGGTAATCTGATTTGGGAGCATGACATTATGGTTGCAAATTTAGACGAATCATGTCCAGATGATAAGACTTATCAAAAGGTTATTTGGAATGAAAGTGGATTTCATTCAAAAGAAAAAGGAAGCGAAGACATATACCCGATTGGTAGGCTTGAACAAGAGTGTTTTGAGGTTGTTGGAAACATATTTGATAACCCTGAATTATTAGAAAGCGAGGAATAAAGATGGCAAGGATATTTAGATTTAGCGGTTATTTTGTAGATAATGACAAGTACCCGTATGAAGATTATGAATTTGAAGATGCCCTTCTTGATGAAATAACAACAATGGTTGAAAGTTATGCTGTTCATCAGCTCCACATTGAACAGGGTGAGGATTTTGTAATCGATGGAGAACTGGAAGAAAATTGTGACCTTGCATTATTGACAAGACATTTTAAGAAAGATGTCGATTACAATTTTGACCGACCTATTCCACAGACAGGTGAAAAATATAGACATTTTAAGCAGGGCAAAATAGTTAATATCATTGGGATTTGCAGACACACAGAAACCGCAGAAATTTCAGTGGTGTACGGTTGTGAGGGACATATTTGGAACAGACCGCTTGAAATGTTTATGAGCGAAGTTGACAAAGAGAAATATCCTGATGTGAAGCAGAGATATAGATTTGAGGTGGTTAAGTGATACCCGAATGTGTAAACTGTAAAAATCTCTTTACTTGCACAATAAAGGATAAACCAAAAGGTGAAGCGTGTGTAATGTTTGAAGAGAGAAAGAAAGAGGATGAGAATGATGCTAATTCCGAAAGTTAATGCCAAAGAGTTTGAAAAATTCGGATTTAAAAAATGTAAGGGCGAATATGGCAAGAATGGTTGCTATTATCTTTGCGTCGCAAGAGGCGTGAAAATGCTTTTTGTAAGCAATATGATTTTTGATGTTAATGATTGGATAGATAATGACCCGAGGATACATAAAGACGCAAATTGCCAATACAGAGACCACAGGACATATCTTGATATTATTTATGAGCTAATAAAAGCAGATATGCTTATGAGCGATTGTTCGAAAGTAGGTGAAGTAGATGGCTAAAGCAGTATTGGTTATGGATATGCCGGAATCGTGTTTTGGCTGTAATTTATGTCATATTGACTATGAGGAAGACAGAGCAACATGCCAGGCATATGAGACAGCAAAAGAAGTTGATTCTGACACATTTGAAAAGCCAGAGTGGTGTCCGCTTCGGAAGTTACCAGAGAAAGTAAATCATCCTGATTATTGTGATAATGGACGATTTGATAAGGGCTGGAATGCCTGCTTAGATGAAATTTTAAAAGGAAAGAAAGTAGGTGATTTAGAATGAAGATTTTAAGCAAGAAGAAATATAATAAACTCATTGAAGATTTTGAGAAAACGCAGAAAAAGGTCGAGGAACTCAAAAGGATAAATGAAAGCCTTGGAAAAAAGTTAGAGGATAAAAAGACAAGTTGCAAGCTGAATAACGGTAAGGATTTCTGCTTTAAATGCAAAAATTCTTACAGATACAAGACATACTGGGGAGCGACAGAATACGAAAAATGCGGTTGCTTACTTGATGTGCCTTGCGAGAATTTTAAGAGAAAAGAAAGCGAATGATTTAGAATGAATTTACTTGAACACTATGTAACAAATATAACTCACGAAGAACCTATCGAAAAGTACGGAATGTTATTTTTCAAGGTTGTATGTGATGTTGATTGCTATGGTAACAAAGAGGTTCAGACAGAAGTTTTACTTACCGAAGATGATTATGCGGAAGCGAAAAGCAAAGGCTATTATTTAGCCTAAAAACCAAAGAAAGGAATAGGTTGTCGCGACATAAAACCGAGGTTTCCTTTTGGTAGAAAAAGTATGAATTTTGACAATTATTCTTGTAGCAGACAGATGGATATATTTGATTTCTTAGAGGATAAGAACAAAGTGAAAGAGTTTAACCCTTTGAAAGCACTTGCTTTATGTGGTACAGGGTTTGAAAACGGAATGAAAAGAGTAAAAGATTATTTTCTTGAAAATCATAATTTGAGAGAAAAAGTTGCGTTTTTGAAAAACGAATACGGGACAGGCGGTTTCGGTTCGCCAGTCAAAAAGCCTTGCTATATACATGGAATGTGTACGGCTACTTCACAGAAGTTGATTGAATATGAGTATTACGATGAAGATATGCAGGACGCAAAGAAGTATTGCAGTTGGGTTGATTTGGCGAATGTTATTACAGAAATGATTGAGCATAATGAGTATATTTACAGAGAGGGTGATTGAATGAAAGGGAGATTTCCTGAAACACTTATTAAAAGCGAATATAACATAATGCCTACTAATGTAGATTTGACGAAATATACATCTCCGAAAAAGTACGGCATTTATTTACAGGAGAAGAAACATAAGAGAAAAAGGAAGTGGTGATTATGGCGATTTACAGAAATGTGAGGCTTTCGTTTTGGAGTGATAATAAGGTAATAGACGAGTTCACCCCCGAAGATAAGTATTTTTACTTGTATCTGCTGACGAATCCGCAGACAAACTTATGTGGTTGCTATGAAATAAGTTACAAGAGTATGAGTGAAGATACAGGATATAACAAAGATACTTGTTTGAGATTATTAAAAAGGTTTGATGAAGTACATAATGTTATCAAATTTAATGAAAGTACAAAAGAGATATTGATATTAAACTGGTATAAATACAACTGGAGTAGTTCGACAAAGACTATTACAGGCGTTATATCAGCGGCGAAGTACATAAAATGTGAAAAATTTAGAAATTATGTTTTAAGCGTTGCAGAAAGTGTGAAGAATGGTAATAAAGAGCCAGTCAGATACCCTATAGAAGCATTTGTATCTGTATCTGATACTGTTTCTGATTCTGTTACTGAAACTGATACTGCAAAGAATAAAAAGAACATCACAGGAGAAGATATAAAGGAAATTGTTACTTATCTGAATAAAAAGTGCGGTACGCATTACAGATGTAACACAGCAAACACTAGAAAACATATAACAGCGAGATTTGCTGATGGCTATACGGTATCAGATTTTAAGACAGTAATTGACAAAAAAACTGCCGAATGGCAAGGGACTAAATTTGAATTGTATTTGCGACCCGACACTTTGTTCGGGAGTAAATTTGAAAGTTATCTGAATCAGCAGATTAAAAAGAAAGATAGCACAAAAGAATTTTTAGGCGGTTGGGGGTTGTAGCTTATGACAGAAAAAGAAGTAAGACAATTACTTGCCATGACACAGGCTGTATATCCTAACTACAATCCACCCAGCAGAGAAGCGGCGGTAAATGCGTGGCTCATGTGTTTAAGCGAGTATGATAATAATGTAGTCATGGCGGCATTTAAAGCATACATGACTACGAATACAAGTGGTTTTGCACCTGTACCGGGGCAAATTATAGAAATATTACAAACTTTGACACAACCGTCTGAGTTGAACGAGCTGGAAGCGTGGTCGATAGTGAGAAAAGCGTTAAGAAATTGTGGCTACAATTCAGAACAAGAATTTGCAAAACTACCGACAGCAGTTCAAAAAGCTGTCGGAACACCGCAACAGTTAAGAATTTGGGCTTGCGATAGTGAATTTAATGAAAATGTTGTGAGCAGTAATTTTATAAAGACATATAGAACAGAGGTCAGGCGAGCAACAGAGTTAAATAAAATGTCTAGTGATGTAAGGAAACTTATAGAAATGGTAAACACAAATTCTGCATCGGCTCAAATAACAAGTGAAAATAAAAGGACTATATCTTTATCACTTGAAGATAAAAAAAACGAGGAAACAGGCAAAATGGAAGTTAGAAACAGTGTTTCTATGCCTGAGAAATATAAAAAAGAATTTGGCATTAAATAATGAGTTTAAGGAAAGGAGATGGGTGTTAGCTTTGAGCAGGTACACAAACTTAAATACAGGTGAAAAGTATATGACAGAACAAAATGCATTAAGGCATTACATTTCAAAAGCCTATAAAGTTCGTAAAAGGCAGAAATTTGAAGAAATGTACTCACTATGGCATGAAGCAGCAGGTTGTATGGAAATTTATTATTGTTACAAATGTGAACATGATGACTTTGGTTATTGTGGTTTAAGACACACAAACATTTCAGAAGAAGAAAAGTTTAAGAAATATTGTTTTAATGGATTTGTAAAATATATGGAGAATGAATTAAAGTTCTTACAAAATTCAAACAAGCATTAAGTTTAGAAAGGAGAATTGAAATGCGACTTAAAGATGCTTCAGAAAGATTTGATAGTAGCAAATTCTACAAAGGGAAGTACAAAAAGTTTGAGTGCCATATAAATTATTCTTCCAATGATGATATTTGGTATTATTGCATATCGTCTAATGATGAAAGAGATATAAGGTACAACAGCTTGTGGAATGACATAAAATTTAAAACACAGGAAGAATGCGTAAACGCTTGTCAGAAATACATTGATAAGGTAATTAAAGGTGGAAAGGAGCAGTAATGGAGAGATTAACTATGAAAGCAGAAGATGGTTACGAAAGAGTAAGCATATGGACGAAAAATCAGCAATTGATTGATAAGTTAGCATATTATGAGGACTTAGAGGAACAGGGTAGACTTGTTATTCTACCTTGTAAAGTGGGAGATGATGTTTATTACATCTTAGGGATTCCAAATGAAACACCATGTGCAATAGATAAGTGTACATTTGAGTTATCAGACATAAACAAAATCGGCAAAACATTATTTCTCGCAAAATCCGAAGCAGAAACCAAGCTGAAAGAATTGAGAGGTGTGGAATGACAATTAGTGAGTTTTTCAAAGAGAAATATTCAGTAAGAAAAGATAAAGAAAATATCTATGGTGTTGGAATGAGTGATACAGAGTTTCGCCATTTTATTATTCAATACTTGTTACCCGAAAATTGGTATGTTGTTGACCCAATAGGGCAGTCACAAGTCAATGAAGTGGCTATCAACGAAATTCTAACTAAGTATTCCAAGAAGTTTAGACGGGAACACAAGAAATTTTTGAAAGAATTGAGAGGTGGAGAAAATGAGTGATAAGCAGAGCAATCTCACAGACAAAGAAATGGAAGATTTACAGAACATAGTAACTGACACATTAGCAAGTGTATGTGCTATGGTAGACAAGCACAACATCGACAGAGATAGTATGCTGAAATACTTTGCTGATATGCTCACAGCTTTTGCAGAAGTGGCAAGCGTACAGAATTATGAAACTAACCACACCAATGCCGACAGGATAAGAAATATGTCGGATGAAGAATTAGCAGAGCTTCTTATAACTTTTAAGAACACATTCGGTGAAGAATACGAGGGAGAAGCTAGTTGTATGGATTGGCTTCAATCAGAAGCGGAATAGGAGAGAATATGGAAGAAAAAGCAAATGTGGAAATAAAAAAAACGATAGATAGTTTAGAATTTTTAATTGACGAGGATTGTTCTGATACACAGTTTGACTATATTGAAGAAATTAAAAGTGTAATCAAGGCACTTACAGAACTGCAACAGTACCACGCAATCGGCACACCGGAAGAGTGCCGGACGGCGAGAGAAAAACAGATGCCGAAGAAACCTATCATGAAGCAGCTTTTTAAATATATGGAAGAGATATACTGGTGTTGTCCGACATGCGGAGGAATTTTGACAGACAGAATACCGGGTGATAATAAGACTTTCTACTTTCATTGCATGAATTGTGGCCAAAAGTTAGATTGGAGTGATGAAGAATGAGCGAAGCGGAATATATGGAAGATGGAGAGGATTATTTAGAGGAAGGATGTCAAAGACAGACTTGTGATGGCTGTATGGCTTACAATTATTGTCTGATAAAAGAACAGGAGGGTGAACGATGAGACTGGTTGATGCAGACGCACTAAAGAAAGATTTAAAATCGGTTACTTTAAGCAATGGAACTTTAGTAAATACAAATGCAGTATTGTATTTACTAGAAGAATATCCGACCGCTTATGATGTAGATAAGGTTGTAGAGCAGTTAAAGGATGTATCATATGAACGATTTGGATATGCTGGAATGGGTGGGGAGAATGTCGTTAATTTAGATGATGCAATCGAGATAGTAAAGGCAGATGGTAAGAATGAATAATGAGCAGTTAAAAAATAAGAATTTAGCGAGGTGATATTATGTTGAAACCGACTTGTAAAGCTAAAGAATTTGAAAAATATGGTTTCAAGAAGTGTAAGGGAGAATATGGTAAGTGTGATTGCTATTATCTTTGCGTCGCAAGAGGTGTCAAAATGCTTTTTGTAAGTAACGAATGTTTTGAGGTTATAGATTGGAAAGATAACGACCCAAGAATACACAAAAAAGCAAATTGTAAATACAGAGATACAAGGGATGCATTGGATATTGTCTATGATTTGATAAAAGCAGATATTTTGACTAAATAAAATTAAGAAAGGAGTAAGAGTTTTGTGCACAGTAAAAACCGGTTTTACTCCGCGAAATTATGTATAGCGAAAACAAAAAGAAATGGTATAAAGAGCGTTATCGTCAAAGAAAAGAACATGGCTTATGTACTAATTGTGGTAAACCTGCAATGACAAACAAAGCTTTGTGTAAGGAATGTGCCGAAAAAAAGAAGAATAAATATCGAGAAGATAGAGCGTTTTTCAAAACGCTGGGACTATGCCCGAAATGCGGCAAAAACAAATTGTTTGGCAGTGAAAAAACTTGCCCTGAGTGTTTAGCGTATGCCGAAAAAATAAGGGCTAAACACGCAATAAAAATAGCTGGTAGCAAAGAAGCGTACAATAAACAAGTTTATCAAAAAGCAAGACAACGTTGTGACGAACAAAATCTTTGCGTAATGTGTAAAATAAGACAGCGTGCAGAGGGGCATATACATTGTGAAGAATGTCTTGAGAAAAGACGCATAAAAGGCAGAGAAATACGCAAAAAGCAAAAAAAAGTAGGAATAACAAGAAGTGAAAGACCGACTTACGGACTTTGTTATTGCTGTGGGAAGCCACTTGACAGAGAAGGTAAAAAATGTATTAAATGTGCCGCAAAAGCTACAAACAATTTACCACGAATTAAAGCTACTGAACATTGGAAAAAAGACAATAATTTAATATTTGTGGGAGGCAAGCAAGATGATAAAATTCAAAAGTGAATGTGTTGACTGCCCCAGCGAAATAGGTTGTCTTGGGGATAGTTGCCCGAAACGCAATATACCTCACCTTATATGCGATTATTGTGGTGAAGATGTAGAAGAATTGTACGGATATGACGGAGAGCAGTTGTGTAAAGACTGCTTGCTTGATGCAGTACCAAAAGTAGAAATATAGGAGAAATGGCTTATGAAGTTTTCAGAACTTACTAAGCCGGAACTTGATGAAATTTTAGAAAACGCCAATTTTACAGAGGAAGAAGAGAATATATTTACAATGCTTGCAAGAGGAAAAACACTTACAGAAGTTGCACAAAGAAATATGATATGTGAACGAACTGTACAGAGAAAAGTTGACAAGATAAAAGTAAAGATTGAAAAATTGGAGGTTTTGAAATGATTAAAATAACAATAAATGGAAACGAGATAAAAGCAGAGGATGTAACTTTATCTGCCGATATTGTAAAAATCATAACATCATGCCTTGATTGACATTGTGTTTTAAAAAGGTTAGAATGTGTCGTAAGTACGATAAATGCGGCACATTCTTTTTATATAAAAGGAGGATTTGAAGATGGAATGTGTTGCGTACATGAGAGTATCGACAGAAAAACAAGCAGAAGATGGAAACGGGCTGGAAAGTCAAAAAAGAGATATTGATAATTACTGCAATAAGAACGGTTATATAATCAGTGATTACTATATTGACGATGGCTATACAGGAGCAAACATGGATAGACCGGAATTACAACGGCTTATTAGTGATTGCGTTGCAAAAAGAATAAAATGTGTAGTTGCTTTTAAATTAGACAGGTTGTCACGAAGCATGGTTGATGGAATATATATCATCGAACGAGTGTTTCAAGCAAACAACATCTTGTTTAAATGTGTGCATGACAGTATAAGCTACGACAGTCCGATGGAGCAAGCATATACTCAGATGATGGCAGTTTTTGCACAGCTTGATAAAAATACAATGATGTTGCGTATGCGTGGCGGTATGTTGGAAAGAGTAAAGCAAGGCTACTGGATGGGTGGTGGTAACACTCCTTATTGTTATAAGTATGATAAGGAAAAAGGAATTTTAGTACCTATACCTGAACGGAAAGAGCAGGCAAATCAAGCATTAGATTTGTTTATTGACGGCTATTCGGATGTTGCAATTAAAAAAATGCTTAATTTTACGCATGAGCATACTGTTAAAATGGTTTTAACAAGTCCAGTAAACATCGGCATGATACCATATAAGGGCAATTTATATAAAGGTTTGCATGAGCCTATTTTTGATAAAGATAGATTTCAGCTTGCACAGGAAGCGAGGAAAAACAGAAGAAAAAAGAAAACAGTTAGCCTTAACAAAGAACCAAATTTATTGACAGGTTTATGTTATTGCGGTGTGTGTGGATGTAAAATGCGTTATCAAAAATGGGGAAGTGAATCTGATGCACCTAAAAAAATTTACTGTTGCTCACGAAACAAAGATTTATTTTATTTGCCGAATTACAATAAAGACTGCGATAATTCAATAGAATGGGCTACCGACATTGAAAAACAAGTCGAAGCTGAGATAATAAAAATATCTTTAAATTTGTCATCGCAAAAACCAATCGCAAAGCAGAGTAAAATTGATATAATACAGTCGCAAATCAAAAAGGAAAAATATCGCCGCAAAAGGCTTTTTAATCTTTACGCAGATGGAAATGACGATGTTTTGAATATAATAAAACAGTCAGACGATACTATCAGTAGTTTAAAAGAACAACTTGAAATTGAATTATTAAGTAAAGAAGCAAATAAAAAGAAAAGTATTGCCTATGAGAACATCAAAAAAATTGCCGATGTTTGGGACAGCATCGACAAAAGAAATAAAAATATGATACTTAAAACTATAATTGACAAGATAATAATTGTCAATGGAGATATTGAGATACAATTAAAGAATTTTTAGCACATACTACACACCATGCCGATGGCAGTATGTTAGTGCTAATACCGTATTTATCGTACTTTTACAACTAAATAAAATCTAACTGTCGCTTTTATGTCGTAAAACTGTCGTTTTTATGTCGTGTTCAGCGGCTTTTTTTGTGTGAAAATAAAATTACAAAAAGGAGAGTGATTGAATTGTATGACGAAGATTTAAGAGAGCGATTACTCTCACGGGAACAAATACAAAAATTAGACTTAGTAACTCAAACAATATTGTTTAGCGTTATTGAGGATGTATTAGAGGAGAGAGAACATGATAAACAATCCTTATCAACCACAGATGACTTATACTCCGGGTTATAACGCATATCCGTACAACCCGATGCAAAGATTTCAGGAACAACAGTTACCGCAACAGCCCGTTCAACAAGTACCACAACAGCAGAATTTACAGATACAAGCAGGGATAAATGGCAGAATGGTGGCAGCAGTTGAACAAATTGCTGCTAATGATGTACCTATGGACGGCTCAGTTGCATTTTTTCCTAAACAAGACTTGACGGAAATTTATGCAAAACAATGGGGTGCAGACGGCTCAATAAAAACAGTCGTGTATAAACCTTATACAGAGCCTAAAAACAGTCAAGGCATAAATAATACAGAAAATATTGAAAACTTGAAAATTGACCTATCAGACGAAAGCACAGCAGTATTTATGCAGAAGTTTGATGAGATTTTTAATAAATTTGACGAGTTAGAAAACAAAATGTGTAAAAGTGCTACTTCTCAAAGGAAAACTTCGACTTTAAAAAAGGAGGGCGGTGTAAATGAATAATCAGATTATGCAGATGTTAAATCAGATTAAAAATATAAAAAATCCAAAAGAAGCCGCTATGAAAACATTAGAGCAAGCGGCAAATCAAGGAAATCCAATGGCAAAAAATATGTTGCAGAAAATAAACAGTGGCGACATGAATGGAGCACAGCAAATTCTTGGTAATTTTATGAATGAACAGGGATTGAATATACAGGAAATTCAAAAACAAATTCAAAAATAGTACATATTAGGGTTTTGTCCGGACAATAAAAACCAGTTCCCTATTTTGTAAATAAATCAAATGGAGGTAAACTAATATGTTTAACAACGGAGTTAGCCTTGCCGATATTGCGGCAGTAACAGGCAATAACAGAAACAATGACGGTATGTGGGGAGACGGTGCATGGTGGATTGTCATTCTTCTTATTTTCGGCTGGGGTGGTTTTGGTAACAACGGCTGGGGTAACGGTAATGGAATGGGTTCTACTGCCGCCGCTTATACAGACAGTGCTATTCAGCGTGGATTTGATAATCAGGCTGTTGTTTCAAAACTTGATGGCATTTCTAACGGACTTTGTGACGGTTTCTATGCTATGAACAACAGTATGCTTACTGGCTTTAATAGCATAAATACAAACATTATGCAGACAGGCTACGGCATCCAGCAGGCTATTAACGCTGATACAGTTGCTAATATGCAGAATACAAATGCTTTACAGTCACAGATTGCTAACTGCTGCTGCGAGACGAGAGAAGCCATCCAAGGTGTAAACTACAACATGGCTACTAACACTTGTGCTTTGCAGAACACCATGAACAACAACACGAGAGACATTATTGATAGCCAGCAGGCAGGAACGAGAGCCATCCTTGATTTCCTGACTAATGACAAGATTGCAACATTACAGGCAGAGAACAATGATTTACGCAGAGCCGCTTCACAGGATAGACAGAATGCACTTCTGACTACCACAATGGCAGCGCAGACAAATCAGATAATCGACGCTGTAAGACCTACACCAGTACCATCATTCCCGGCAAGCAACCTTTACGGATATGCTTATGGATGCGGATGCAATACAGGTTGTGGCTGCTAAACAACTGAATAATCAAGTATCTTAATCAATTTTAATCGGTTTAAATCGGTTTAATCGAGTTAAGTTTCGAGTTCCACTCGAAAGAAAACTCGAAAGATTATGTCTGCTAAGCAGTATTACTTAAATTTAAAGGGCAGACTTATATGGTTTGCCCTTATTTTTTAGAAAGAGAGGTAAAGACAATGGAAATTACAGGAATTGCATTACAAACAGTTGCCACCGGCGAAGATGTGGCATTTACAGAAACACCAGTTTGCGGTAGTAAGTGTATCGTACATAGACAGGGTAGTGGAATTGTAAAGTTAAGGGGTATTACAAATCAGCGTAAAGCACGATTTTTAGTATCGTATAGCAGTAATATTCAGATACCTGCAGGCGGCACGGTAGAAGCTATTTCACTTGCTATCGCAGTAGACGGAGAACCTTTACAGTCTACAAGAATGATTGTCACACCAGCCGCAGTTGAAAACTTATTTAATGTATCAGCACAGGCATATGTTGATGTACCTTGTGGTTGTTGCAGTACAGTAGCGGTGCAAAATACATCTACACAGGCTATTGAAGTTCAGAATAGTAACTTAATCGCAGTAAGGGAGGCTTGATATTATGCATAAATGGGCTAAACAGATTATGGAATGTGTCAAGGCTAAGGTTGACGGAATTGGAATTGACAATTTTGAGGGGCAAAACCTTGACGATTTAAAGGATTTTACAGAGATAGTGAAGAACATAGCTTGCTTTGACAAGGATTACAGAATTGTTGAAGCCATGGAAAAGTCAGAAGATACTGAGGATATTATGCGTATGCTTGAACAGTGCGAAGATTATCCGGACAGAAGATATTACGACGCTTACCGCTATGCAAACGGCAGATTTGCCCCAAAAGGCAAGGGAATATATCGCAGAGGATATACAGAACCACCATACTATCATATGTACCCTTATGACGATATGGAACATATGAGAGACATGGATAGGGACGATAGAGGAAAGATGTATTACAGTGAGCCGTCAAGCAATATGGGTGGCAACGATAATATGTCAAGAAACTACTCTGAAAGCAACTATGACAGGGCAAAGCGTAACTATACAGAAACAAAAGAGTTACACAAAGGGAACACTCAGGAAGATAAAGAGCATAAGATGAAATCCCTTGACGGCTATATGAAAGAGTTGTCAACAGACATCACGCACTTGCTCGGCGACATGACCGCAGAGGAAAAAAATCTTTTAAGAACAAAACTTAGTACGCTTGTTTCTAAGATTTGAGAATAATATTTTCCAACAATCTAGGGCTATAGATAGCAATATCTGTAGCCTGTTTTTAAATAATAAAATCAATGTTTGTGAGGTGATTTTATGTTTATAATAAATAATATAACGTGGCAAATTGTATTTGTGCCAAGTGACAGTAATAAACTTATGCGTTCTGACGGTTCTATTAGCCTTGCTGTGACCGATTTTAACGACAAGACAGTATATGTATCAGATAATGTAAAAAACGGCTATTTACGTAAAGTAATGGCTCATGAATTATGCCATTGTTTTTGCTTCAGTTACAACATATATATGCCTATTCAGCAAGAGGAATATTTAGCAGACTGGATAAGCCTGTATGGGGCAGATTTGATATATTTACTTGACGATTTGATGATTACTTTAACAAGGAGTGTGGCATGATGGACAATTTATTAAAGCAGATTCAAAAGACAAATCCTGATATGACAGTCGAAAAACTTATCTCTGAGATACAATATAATGACTATTTGACAGTGGCACTTATTATAAGCAAAGGAGTTGTAGAAAATGCAGAAAAATGTTACAATAGCAAACAAAAAAGGAGTTGAAAGATTATGGCAGTAAAAAATGCTGATGGCGTACCTATTTCTTTTGAGTGCACGGATTTAATTAGAGAACTTGAAAGAGATATACAAGAGTTTGGTGAAGACAAGTTAATGGACGCAATAGTTGTGCATCAATGCGGGGTAGAGATTTACAAAGATTATGACTTTCATCCGCTAGAGATGGAATTAAAAAAAGGTGAGCGAACAATAACAATGACTGCATCTGCATTGCTGGAAGTATTTAAAAAACAAAATTCAATGTTGTAATTTCTAAAAAGGCGAATTATGAAAAATATAGATGATATGATTGGGAAAAAATTTGGAAAATGGAGCGTTTTATCTCTTTCCGACAAAAAAGATGTAAGTAATAACAGATATCATAATTGTAGATGTGAATGTGGGAATACAGGTGTTGTAGCAGGTTGTAAGTTACGCAGTGGGAGGAGCAACTCTTGCGGCTGTAAAAAGATAAAAGCGGCGAAAAAAAAGTATGCATAAAAATTCCCAAAAATTGATAAGAACAGAGAATACTTGTTTGAACAGCTTAACTCAAAAAAAATCAAAAAATAATACCTCCGGTGTAAAGGGTGTTGGCTGGGATTCAAGCAGAGGGAAATGGCGAGCACAAATAACATTTAAAGGGAAAAATTACGGTTTAGGGAGCTACTCAACTAAAGAAGAAGCGATACGAGCAAGAAGAGAAGCAGAAGAAAAATTGTTTAAACCAATTTTAGAAAAATATAATTATGAAAAAAAGACGAGTAGCGTGTTAGAATAAGTGCTTAGAAAATATATCAAATAAATCATATTGCAATTTTGTGAAAAGTTTGATATAATATACTTTATAAAGTAACATTTATTTTAATGTGTTGTTTATTTTGCACAACACATAAATGACAGTATGCGAGTGCGGATGTATAAATTGCCGAAAGTGAGGGGACGACATGAGCGACAGCGAAAATGATTTTATAATTGTAAACACGAAAGAAGATGTATTGCGTGAAAGATACATTGCAGGAGCAGAGTTAGTCGGGAAATATGGTTTCCCAAAGCTACAATTAATTCGGGCAAATTTAGAAGATGTTGAGCCGGTACCGTTCAATCTTGCAAGTAAAGAAAAGCATCCGAAAAATTGTGTTTGCCATTTTTTCATAGATGATGTACGGTTTGAGCGACTTTGGAACAATCCAAGTAAATACATGGACATACTGAAAAACTTTAAGTATGTATGCAGTCCCGACTTTACTTTCTATGATGATATGCCCCTTGCTTTGCAAATATGGCAGATATACAGAAGTCGGGCATTAAGCTATTGTTTAAACCGAGCCGGTTTGAAGATTATCCCGGCTGTAGGCTGGGGAAGTGAAGAAACATACGACTATTGCTTTGATGGTTTACCAATACACTCCACGCTTGCGGTATCGACAAACGGATGCTTTTCAGCAGAGGGGAAAGAATGTTATAGAAAAGGATTTAAAGAAATGTGCAGGCGATTGGAACCGAAGCAAGTTGTTGTTTTTGGTTCTCAAATTGATGTTGATATAGATGTAGATATTGTTTATAAATCGAGCTACTGGCAACAAATGAGCGAACGGCTAAAAAAGAGGTGATTTGATGGGTAGCAGGAGTGGACACAAAAAAGGCGGATATATTTATACGCCTGGCTTAAAAAAGATTGTATATATAGAAAATAGAGGCGGCATCAAGATTATAAAAACTCGTTATAAATTCTTAAAACAACGGCGGTCAAAGAACAAATAGCAACTATACAGCGGTTATTATATATATGGATAGAAAAAACAAGGCTAAGAAGAAAAATGGCTATATAAAGCCGTAGCAAAGAGATAAAGAGACACGAAAAAAGAGACTTTTTACAGTCTCTTTTTTTCCAAAATGTATCTATTAAATTTGTTAATAGTTAAATATAAATTATTATTTACATCCCAAAATTGTTTCTATTAAATATATAGTATTACTTTTACTTTTTAAGCAAGTTTTGAATGTCAATTAAGATTTTTGACATAATAACTTGCTTTTCGCTGTCGTGCATTTCATCGTCAAGAATTCCTGCACTTTCTGAACTTGCGTCAATATTCAACGCTGTACAGATACGAATATACGCATCTGCAAATTTTACGCTATCATGCTGTTCTTTTGCATTCAACATTTTTAAATATAATTCCTTATATTTCATGCTCTCACCTCCTTTTTTATTATATGTTATTTGCTAAAATTCAGCAATTAAATTTTCACTGAATTTTTCGGCTTCTTCTTTGCCCTCGCGAATAGTGTTTACAGAACATACACGAACCCACGCATTATATGCTCTATTAAAATATAGTAAATCATATTTCATATTAAATCTGTTTATTTCCAAACCGCCTGTAAAACGATTTACAATGTTGAATTTTTCGCCATTTTTTCTAAATATTCTCATAACAATTTACCTCCTTAATCACCAAAAAATCACTTTGCCGTCTTTATTCTTATAATGCCACCATTTGCCCGATTGATACATTATACAAGTGTTACCGTTTTCGTCAATCCATGCTTTTTTGATTTCACCATGTTCCCAAGTGTCAAACTGGGAACGATGGAAGTTGTAAAAATGCTTTGCTGTCATATTCAAGCCCCCTTTTTATGAATAAATCAAGTTGTAAGCATCTAAATATTCTGAATGTTTTTTGACAAATTCAATTTGTGCTTTTTGTGCTTCGTCTGAATTTTTGCCTGAATGCAAAATTTCATAAAACAAATTGACAAGCTCCATTTTTTGAGAGTTTACAATTTTGCATTTTTCACGCTCTTTTTTATCAAAAAGCATGAAGACCCAGGAATAAGCATTCCGCTCACAGTCTATTCTGTGATTTTTGCAAAACTTTTCAATAACAGGAGTGAATGCGATATATTCACTCTGGTTGTTGAACTTTATGTAGCAGCCGACGCCGCCAACTGTATTTTTGAAAGTTTCGTATTTTAAATTATATTTTTTGCAAAAAACAATAATTTTATTTACCATCTTTTTGCCCTCCTAATTTTATTTTAAAGTAAGCCGGGGAGTCGAACCCCGGAAGTGCCGACCTTGCTAAATTATGCGATTTTTTCAACTTTTCGCCTTTTCTTTTCGTTCTCTGCTATGCTTATGCTAGAATCATCAAAGAGTATAGTATATCCGTCATTTTGTAAAGCCTTAGCCATTTTAAAAGGATTGATTTTTGGAGCTTTGCAGGCATATTCTATGCAATTCATTCTAACCCATCCGCCTTTTCCTGCCAGTTTTTCCAAATCCTTTTTATAGAAATTAAACATTCTAATTTCTTTCTGTTCTGCTGTTTCGTGTATCATATTTTAGTCCCTCCTTAAATTCCATAAATTAAAATTTCAAAAACATCATTTTCAATATTTTCAAATTCGACTTTAAAAAACAAACCGCAATTCAAGTAGTCACATTCCAATGCTCCGAGATGTGAATATCTCCACGGGATGTTGTTTTTTTCAAACGCATCTATAGCGTTTGAATTTAAACTACCTTTTCCCCACTCAACCAAAAGTCCTGTCCTTGCCTTTTCCATATTTCTACACCTCCTACAATCTAATTAACAATCCCAGTTTGTTGCTGTTTTTTGACTTTATTGTATAAAAATCAATAACATCATCAGCAAAATATTTTTTGCAAGCTGCTAACATTTTGCCGCTTGTTTCATATTCAATTTTTTCAATATTTCCGTTTTTGTGCACCTCGAAAAAATCGCAGTGCATAATGTCAAATAAGTTTTCAAATTTCATAGTTTTCTACCTCCTTTAAATATTTATAGTTTTCCGCATCCTCCCACCACATCAAGTCAACATTATTTTCTGGCTCGTGTCCCTCGACATAAGCTAATTTGACTTCTATGTTTTCAATTTCCCGCTCCAAGCGGTCACGCTCGTCCCAGTCTGTCGAATACAGCCCCGCCGTTGCTCCGACTATGTCACGATTTGCCGCTCTGTCCGCTTCCGTGACTACCTCAGTGATGTGGCGGTGCATTGCATCAATGTCATTGCGGAGACTTTGCATATAATCATAATGCAGCCCCCAGACGGTTTCGTTCAACTTATAATGCTGAATATATGCATGGTTGCCGGCAGGAGTTCCCAGCCTTCTTTCTGTTCCTTTTATAATCTCAATATTATGAGACTTTAAGAATGATATAATCTCATTCTTATTCATTCTTTTTATTTTTCTTTCTATTTCCAATTTTCTCATATTTCCCCCTTTTCTGCCTTCGTGACCTCCGGGGCGGGTATTTAAATTTTATTTTTCAATTTATATTGGAGTCTCACCCCGTCAGTCTTTAGCCGCTGACGGTCGCTGTTGATGAACTCTACCCCTCATCAACCAGGGGCTTTTGTATTTCTTATGTTGTATATATAATAGCACATATATTGCACATATACAATATACAAAATGCACAAATATTGCACATATATTATAAGGCTTTATTGTATAATATGTATAATGCACATATACCATTGACTTTATAATGCACATATGTTAATATATAAAGAAAAAAAGATTGGAGGCTAAGAAAATGAGTGAAAATAAAACAAGTGCCGCACAGCTTAAAGCGTCAAGAGAATACGAGAAAAGAAACGACAGGATAAATATTGTATTCCCAGCAGGGACACGAAGCCGCATGAAAGCGTTAGGTATTGAAAAACCTAACACATTTATAAAAGAAGTTGTTGCCAGCGAACTTGAAAAAATGGAAAAATATTCGAAATAATGCACATATACCATTGACTTTATAATGCACATATGTTAATGTATTTAACAAATAAAGAAAGGGCGGCAATGCCGCAAAGGTGGTAAATATGAGAGTGAGAACATGGAAAATTTGGGGACAGGACGGACACAGACAGAGGGAGTCCTTCGCTCCGTCTTGGGATTTTGAGACAGAGAGTGGGGCAAAAGTCAGCGTTTTCAATGCTGACTGCACGGGAACCAATGCGTACAGTATTGTACACATCATTGCCCCGACAGCTGAATTGTGTGAAGCTGAATTACTCGCACAGCTCAGCGACGGAATTTTTGAAAATTCCAGAACTGGCAAGGTCGAGGAGTTAAGGGACAGCTTTGACCTTGCGGTCGCACAGCCGGAAGTGCTTAAATCACTTCTTGCATCTAAAAAGGTGCACGAAGTGAAAAGGGGCTGGCTTTCTGCTAATCTGAGACAGGTTAGTGGAATGGAGAGGGGCGGCGAGTGGGTCGCTCATATAGTCTCAGAAAGTGACGGGCATTTCTCTGACCAGTCGCTAGCCGACATTGAGGTTATCCATGTCGGTGGCGGCGAAAGATACCGCTTTGGGACTGGTATTCTCAAAGAGGACGGACGGATTTATGACCGCTCAAACAGAGCAGTCTGGGAATTCGTTAAGTAGCTTTTAGCGGCTTGAAATATAGCCGCTTTTTTGATGCAAAAACATAATTCTATTATTTCACAATATTCTTTATAATCTTACAGAAAATCGAGTAAAAGATAGGGTATAGGTCGTTACTCGAAAATCTGTATAAATCTAGTCTAGTTTCTGTATAATTTTATAAACACGAACTCGAATTTTTGTATATTTTTAAAAACAGCATTTTTGTATTGCATTTTTAACAAGTAAATAAGGGTCCATACTATTTTATTTTGTGCAGTTGTCACAAATATTGTGCTATAAATATACATATTTTCGAGTTTGTGTAATGGGGTATAGATACCCCATACAAGCATCTGTTTTCTGTTACTGTTTTTAAAAAAACTTTATACTGAGTTATATTAAATAAAAGACAATAAAGTATATTATAAATATATATACTACACTATACACATATAAAGCCAGTATGTAGATTATATATATAAAACCAAAAAAATATATTTAGGGTATTGACAGCATATAAATTTAAGTGTATAGTAAACGCATAAATTAAATAACTTAGCTGTTTAGCACTTTTAAAGAATATACGATGCAGGTATATATCTTTTTAAGTGCTTTTTTATTTATAGAATTAAGGTGGTGAAAGAATGGTAAAAGATGTTTTAAACAATGTTGATGTTTTTGAAAACAGTATTGAAGAGTATTTGAATGAGTTTTGCAATAATAATAATATAGAGGACATGAAGGCAGAACCGCAATCAGTCTGGAACGCTGCACTGATGTTTATACAAAAAAGTGTTTTCAAGAATAGAGATTTTTTAAAAACATCCAAGCCGCACCCTAATTACATAAATAACGAATATACAAATCAATATAGTAATTTAAATAAAAGCACTTGTAATGCTTATGATTTAGACAAGATAGAGTGTATATGCGATATATATATATATCTTTGTTTGTTAAATGATAAAGTACCATGTAAATTTGGTTTTTGTATATTTACAGGAATAAAAGTAGATACATTATTGAGCTGGGAAAGGAATATAGAGAGTTCATTAAGTAAATCGAGGATGGATATATTGCAAAAGATATATACAAGTGAAGAGGAGGCATTGACTTCTAAAGCGTTTTCACTCAAGAATCCGACTGGAGCACTTGCGGCACTCAATCACAAAAAGGGATGGCGAGAGGATGGCAAGCTTCACATACAGCAAGTCGAACAAAAGACAGCAGCAGAGCTTCCAAGACTTGACGCAATACCCCAAGATGTAGCAGTTATTGAGGATAAAAACCACTAGATGTTGTGCAGATTTTAATAAACTTTAAGATAAACAATAGTTTATCAAAGAGTTGAGAAAAGCCGGATGCCGTCACCAACGGCAGGGGGGGTACCCCTCTGGTGAGCTTGAAAAAATCGCCCCACTAAGTCCCTCAAATATCCTCAAAAACAAAAACTGGCTTTTCAGGAAAAGGAGTAGTCTATGAGAAAATACACTGTAAAAGAATTGTTTTCATTGAGACATAATGACATTCCGGTAAGGTTTATTTTTAAAAGCTTCCTACTGGTGCAAAATCATATAGTTGATTGGCATTTTCCGAAAGATGGCAGTAGTCCTGAAAAAGCGTATATTATTCTTAAAGGCGAACATTTAGCAAGATTAGTATGAGGTGTATATGATAGCAGAGATTTTGAAAAGATTATTTTGTAAACATGAATGGGAATTAAAACATTGCATTGCGATACAAGGAGAAAACGATAAAATTCCAGTCGGATATAAAGATGTTTATGTCTGTGAAAAGTGTTTGCGAAAGCATTTTATAAAATATTAAAGCAAAAGGAGAACAAAAATGACTGGCAATGAGTATCAAAAGTTTGCAAACAGAACTTGCAGTATTACAGAAAACAAAACGGATATGCTACATCATGCAGTATTCGGTTTAACATCTGAGGCAGGAGAAGTAGCCGGGATGTTACAAAAGAAATATCAGGGGCACGAATTTGATATAGACCATTTCAAGAAAGAATTAGGAGATTGTACATGGATGATTGCGGAAGCGTGTACTGCGGTCGGAATAACTCTTGACGATGTATTTAACACGAATATCAAGAAATTAAAGAAACGCTATCCTGATGGTTTTACAACAGAAAATTCACTGCATAGGGCAGAAAATGATATATAAGAGTGAGGTGAAGAGATATGGCAATTAGAGCACCAACAATTTAAAGTGAAACATTTTTTGAAACTTGTTTAACATTTGTATTTTAATTCATATCTTTAGTACTTCATAAAAATATTACATATCACACACCGCAAGGCAATAACAGTCTTGCGGAATAATGGGGTATCGCCAAGAGGTTAAGGCATAGCACTTTGACTGCTACATCATGGGTTCAAATCCCATTACCCCAGTTTGGCAAGATATGCCATCTTTGTTTTTCTTCGTGTGTAATCCCACAGAGAAAAACTCCTTTCACACACTAGCGGAATGCTGTTAAGAGCCATCGCACGGCTCGGTGTGGTTGTTCGGGTGTCTATCCCACGACGCCCAAATTTACATACTTTTTCCGTACTGGACTAATGTAGTTCCATTACAAATTTCACACCCCCATAACACACAGGTGCTTGCATACCATCTTAAAAGCCTATACAGAGGTGTATGCAGTTTTGGCATATAGTTCAGTGGTAGAACGCCTGACTGTTAATCAGGATGTCGCAGGTTCGATACCTGCTATGCCAGTTATGCCCACGCAAAAATACTAGTTAAGACGCGGGTGGTAGATAGTGGTGAAATAGGTAAACACTAGGAAATGTCTATCATAGAAATATGATGCCAAGAAAGCATTTTCGTGGACATTTAGAAAATTAAGACTTTCATGTGTGGTGCAAATCCACACCTATCTACTTATCCTCAAAACTATCGAGGATAGCTGACAAACAGGCTTTTTAAAGTTCCTCATGACAATATGAAGAAGAGTAGACAGATGGTGTTTCATTCGGTTCGATTCCGGACTACTCTTTAATAATTTATGTGAGAGGTAAGAAAGATGGATAATTTGGAACAACACAAAATACTTTTACAACAGATACATGATACATATGTCAAGAAAAATCATGATTATGGCGATAGCTTTAGTCGTTCATTTAAGAAATATGGATTAGTAGCGGCTATGGTTCGCATGGAAGATAAATGGAACAGGCTTGATAATATGGCATCAGGAGCAGAACAGAAAGTTGCTGACGAAACTATAAGAGATACGCTGTTAGACCTTGCTGGATATTGCGTTATGACAACGATGGAACTGGACAGAGAGAAAGACAACGCAAATCAAAAAGCATTTGAAGAACAGATTCGGGATGAATATGCCGAAGTTTTTGGAGAAGATAACGAGAACGAAAAAGAAACAGATACTTCTAATAAAACATCAGCGGAAAAGAGTTCTATTGATGTAGGCAAGGTAATGGCTTTGCATAATGCCAAATGGTCGCAAGCAAAGATTGCTGATGAAATGGGGTGCTCGCAGGGGCGAATTTCGCAGATTATTAGGGCGTATAAATAGACTGATAGGAGGGACAACAATGAATAAAGAACTATTGAGCCAAGCAAATTTTTTGATGCATGATATTGAAACCATATCGAAGATTGTTGATGAAAGAGAAACAAGATAGTTATTATTCAGACAGGTTTATGGATGAATTAACTGAGTGGATGAAAAAGAAAAAAGAAGAATATGAAAAAGAATTTGAACAATTGAAATGAAATTAGTTTGTAGAATTATCAAAAAATACAAACAGTGAGGTAGTAGGTAATGGATTTTGAAGAATTAACAAGAAAAATAACTGACATAAAAGATAAAGAGATGGCTATGGAGTTTACACAAACTATTGGTAAATTATTAAAAGAAAACGGAGTGACAGTGCATTGTTCAGAATGTGAACAGAGCATTATGACTGGAGGCTTATTAGAGATTGTTTTTGATAAACTTGATTTTACTGAGCATGACAAAAAGTTTATAGATGAAATCGAGTGCTGGAAGAAAAAATGCAGTGATTTAAGTAACTACAACAAACAATTAAAATATGACTTGGAAAAATGTGAAAATAAGAAAAACGAAAACAAAGAGTTGCCGTTTGACCCACTAGAAGTTGTCGATATACTCATCAATGAAACATATGAACACGGTATTCCGTTTACAGGGAGAAAAACTGAAAGCAGTAAGTATGGAATTGACGAGTTAGAACAGATTGCGGAGCATTTGCTTGTTTACTGTAAGCACAACAATATTGAGGAGTAATAATGTTTAAAAGACTATGTAATCTATACATACGCAAGAAAACAAAGAATTTAACAAGAATACCATTGTTTACAATGACATTTAATTATCGTAAATATAAAGCAGATGGTAAGAAAGACAGTTGTATGTTTTATGCACACCCTGATATTGCAAAAGATAAATTTGTGAAAGAAAAATTGTGTGAAGTAGTTGATTATATCAGAGATAACTATGATTTGGATATTTTTACGAAGATTTGAGGTGTAATATGTGTGAATTTTGTGATGATAAACCCAAGAAAATAATTTCATCTATAAAACAGAAGCCTGATGTAATTGAAATGGTTACCGCTGGAATAGAAGGTGGTAATACTTTAACAGTTCTAGGAATTTTACAAAGTTCATATTTTGTAGGTGTCATTCCTTTGGAAGCGCAAACAAAAATATCTTATTGCCCTATGTGTGGTAGAAAGCTGGTGGAAGAATGAATGAATTTTTAAAATTTTTTGATGATAAAGCAAAAGACTTCCCGATGCATCTTGAAATTACTTATAGTAAAATATGTGATTGGAATATTTTGATTTACAAAAAAGGCTGTGCTGATGATTACCCTAAAGCTAGGTGTAATGGCGAAGATGTAATAATTGTTGATGAAAGTGATTGCGATATGGAGCTTTGCTTTGCTAGGGCACATGTGAAGTTGAAAGAATGGCTTTCGGAATTTAATGGCGGATATTAAGGCGGTGTAAGAATGAAAGAAACTATTTTATATATTTCCAAATCACAACAGGATATACGAAGTTTTTTGAAATATCTTCAATCAAAGTTAAAAGCAGAACAAAGGGAATGCACCCTAAATGAAGAACACAATATTTTAAAAGTGCCAAAATATTACGATATTGTCGGAAAGAGTATTCATGGGAACATGCTTGGTACAGGCTATGGATATTGCAAATATTATTGTTTTTCAGAAGCGTATGATAGAAATAAATACAGTGATGCAGAAAATGAAAAACTTAAAGATATTCTTATGCACACAAGAGAGGGTGCGGAGGAAATATCAGGGCTTGATATTCTGCATATGCTAGGATTGGTTTGAAAGTTGGTGGAAGAATGAAACAAGAATTGCATATTTGCGATAGGTGCGGTGCAGAGATAAATATTCCAAAAGAGAAAAAATGGTATGATTGTATAACACCACATTTAAGAAGAATGAAACTTAAAAAACCGGTTAGCTTGAGAGAGTATGAAACAAACATTCGTCAAAACATTGTTTTACCGGAACCAGAGCTAAATCAAATTGATAGTATCAGAATTAAAGAATATTATTGCGATGAATTAAAGGACTTTGATTTATGCCCTAAGTGCAGGAAAGATTTTGAGAGGTTTATGAAGAATGAGTAAAATATTTAAAATGCCTGAAAATGTGATAATTCCAAAAGCTAGAGTTGAAAAAGCAGGAGAAGAAGTAATGTCAGTTGCGTTTGATTTAGGTTTGGAAACAGGAGACCGACCAATAGCAACGGTATTTGAGAGCCATAATGGCAAAACCTATATCAGAAAACTTATCAAAGATGATGAAGCGTTGGAACTGTATAAGTTGTTGACGGAATAGGAGTTTTGAAAATGAGCATGGCAGATGTAATTAAATCAATAGAGTGTGGAGCGTTTAGAGAGATACAGCCGCATAAAATAGGTGGTAGAAACGGTGAGCCTATAGATTGTTCCAATTTAGAAGATGAACTTGTTATTGTGGCAAATAACGAGGCAGACAGGCAAAAACTTTATGAATGTTTTTATAAACAAGAGCCTATCGAACCTAATAATAAAAAATGCAACCTGACCTTTTGCCGATATAACACAGACAGAGAATGCACCAATGACGATAAAAGAAAAGAATGTGCCGAAGTTTCAAGAAAGGTGTTGTAAATAAATGAAGAAAACAAGAAGTAAAATAATCATTAAAACTAGAAAAGGCGGTTACACAAAGATTTATGCCAACGGGAAATGGCAGAAAAAGGTATACAACATAGACTTTCATGCAAACTGTGTTGGAAATGGCATAAATACTGTATGTGTGTTTGATAGATACAAGACGGACAAGAATGGAGTTCCAATTTATAACGACAAAAACAAGGAATTTGAGGTCGAACACTGTACAGCAAGAATTTAAAAATTATTACCGGCTAACAAACGGAGTTAGTCGCTAACTTAATGGAATTATAAAAATATTTTGAAATCGGACGGAGGCTACAACCATGGACGAAAGACAGGCGACCGAATATATAAAAGAAATATCTTATAAAATTGGCACAACCGGAATTGAATATTTGTCTGATAAAGACGGACAAAAAATGAGAGAATGTATTGATTTTCTTTGTAATGAAATTGATAATCTGCAAAATATAATTGATTGCAAGTTGGGAATGTGGACAAAAGATAACAAATATGGAATATCTTTTGCTGAGTTATTGGAAGCACTGGAAAAAGCAAGTAAATACGATAATGTTAAAGAGTGGCTACAAACAGAAATAAGAATTTCAGAACAAAGAAGAACTGAATATGGGAATTGCTTTGATGGAGTTGAAGTAGGAAACGAAAACAGAACAATGTTAAATGAAAGCCATATAAAATTTTGCAAAAACATATTAAAACAAATGGAATAATAAATATTACCGGCTGATAAATGGTTTCAGTCGCTAACCTAAAAAAATTATAGGCAGAGGTCTACAAGCACCTCTGCTAAAGAAAGCGAGGTGCTTCTTTTTTGGCATCTAAATATCTTAAAGAAACAGTTCAAAGTTATGAAAATTACATAGAGAAAAATGGAATAGATGAAAGTGTTATTGATGCATACATAGAAGCGGCAGGAGTGGCAATAAATACAGAAAAGGATATTCAGTATGGATTACAACTTACAAAGCGTTCTAAGGACTTTGTAGAGCGTTTTTGCATGAAAAAAACAGGCGGCACAATATGGAAATTGGAAAAGTATGCGTTTGAGAATAAAGTTGAGTATGATTTAATTGATAAATATTATAAACCAACATTATATGAAGCTCAAAACAAAATTGTAGACAGTTATTTTCAGTACATAGAGAGAAAAAGAGAGCCTAAAGACAGATTTTATATGCCACGAAGAAAGCAATTAGTAAAAATTGGGCTTATTGATGCATTGCAAGGCATGATTGATGATAAATACGATATTTTGTGTGTCAGCTTAGTGCCGGGTGCTGGGAAAAGTACGGTTGAAAAGTTTTTTCATTCGGGCATAGCTGGTTGGTTTCCAAAAGATTATAGTTTGTTTTATTCTCATAGCGGTGATATTACACGAATGTATTATGATGGTGTTTACGACATTGTGACAAATGACGAGGAATATGCATGGCATGAAATATTTCCAAAACTTTCGGTAACAAACACAAATGCAAAGATGGAACAGTTTAACATAGGAAAATATAAACCGTTTCCAAGCGTACAATGCACATCTGTAGGAAGTAAAAATGCTGGTAAAGTTCGTGCAAGTAAATTTTTACTTGTAGATGATATGATAGGCGGTATTGAGGAAGCCTTAAATCCAGTTATTCTTGATAAACTATGGAATAAGTATGCAGTAGACGCAAGACAGCGTAAGACACAAGACACGGACGGAAAGCCATGTAAGGAGATACATATTGCTACTCGTTGGAGCGTACATGATGTTATTGGAAGAATACAAAATATGTATGAGGAAAATCCGAGGGTTAAAGTGATTGCAGTACCGGATGTTGACCCGGTTACAGGAGAAAGCAACTTTAATTACGAATATGGGGGCTTTACAAAAGAGTTCTTTGCAGACCAACAACTTTTGATGGATGAAATCTCTTATAGATGTTTGTATAAACAAGAACCCATTGAGCGTGAGGGATTATTGTTTCCTGATGATAAAATACGCAGATACCTTAATTTGCCACACGGAGAACCAGAGATTATTACAGGGCAATGTGATACAAAAGGAAAAGGAACAGACTATTTTGTATTGCCGGTTCTTCAAAAATATGGGGATGATTATTATTGCGTTGATTGCGTGTGTGATAATACAGCGGACTATGAAGCTCAATACAGAAACGCAGCGGGTGTGCTTGTAAATAATAAAGTACAGGAATGCGAATTTGAGCGTAATGCCGGTGGAGACAGAGTTGCAATGGAAGTTAATAAGCGTGTTGAGAGTGTCGGATGGATATGTAACATCACTGACACCCCAACGGAAACAAATAAGGAAGCAAGGATATTCCAATGTTCTAACTGGATATTACAGCACATTATTTTTAAAGACCCCTCACTTTATAAACCTAATGAGCCATATGGAGTAATGATGTCATTATTAAAGCAGTATTCGGTGTCGGGTAAAAAACAATTAGATGATGTACCGGATGTTTTTTCAAACTTTGCATTAAGAATAACTCAAGGAAGTAGAATTTCTAAAGTTGAAGCGGCTGTAAATCCTTTTAGTAGTGGTAGGAGGTATTGACATATGACGACAAAAGACTATCTTAATCAAATCAATAGATTAAATATGCTGATAAATAATAAATTACTGGAAATTTCACAGTTTAAAGAGCTATCTTGTAGCATTTCAGCAGTTAAAAACGATGAAAAAGTAATGACGACGCCTAATCAAGACCCAATCGGGACAAGCATAGCAAAATTGGACTATATGGAACGAAAACTTGATAATATGATAGATGATTATGTTGACAAGAAGAACTATATTATATCTCAAATTCAAAATATAGAAAATGATGATTACTATGAGATTTTATTTGCAAGATACATTGAAAAACTGACTTTTGAAAAAATAGCAAATAAGACAGGATGGTGCTGGCGACAAGTTCACAGAATACATTCAAAAGCATTAAAAGAATTTGAAGAAAAATACGGCAATGAATATTTATAAAGTTGTCATAGAATGTCACATAGTCGATGTGTTATTATTAAAATGTAATATAAATCTTTCAAATATCATTTCGTTTAAATGCGTATCACTTTGGTTACAAGGTAGTACGCATTTTTTGATGGAGAAAACAGAATGAAAAGTAAAATGATATATTGTCCTAAATGCAGGCGAAAAGTCGCTACATATGATGGGCGAGCAACGATAAATAAAATTGCAAAATGCAAAAAATGTAATTTACAAGTTATTTATGATGTTGTAAGGGATGAAACAACAGTTAAGCCGCTACCAAAAAGAGAAACATCTAGCGGTGCTGTTTTATATTAGGAGGGAATATGCGAAACACAAGACCTCTGAGAGATATTATAAAAGGAAATTACGGCAGAAAAGTATTATATACTACTGCGGAGACAATAACACAGGGCAACATATTAAAGGTTGTCGGTGATGTTATCGGAAATTTCTATTACAACAAAACAATAATAGATTATTTGTGGCGATATTACAAAGGCGACCAACCGGTACTATACAGAACAAAAGTTGCAAATGATGATATAACCAATAAAATTGTAGAGAACCACGCATACGAACTGGTGCAGTTTAAGTGCGGGCAAACCTTTGGGGAGCCAGTACAGTTTGTGAGTAGAAAAGATGACGATGCCGTAAATAATGCTGTTGATGAACTTAACGATTATATGTCAGATGCAAATAAACAAGAAAAAGACATTAAGTCGGGTGAATGGCAGTCGGCAACAGGAACATCGTTTAAAGCATTACAGTTTTCTGATGGTGACATACCATTTAGAATTGTGTGTCCTACACCCGTAAATACTTTTGTTATTTACAATGAAAGCACAGAAGAACCAATGGTTGCGGTACAAGAATTAAAAGATTTTGAGGGTAACTATTATAAGTTGTGCTACACAAATACAAACTCATGTATTATTAGAGACGGCGTTGTTTCTGAATGGAAACTACATGGTTTTGGTAGTATTCCTATCGTTGAGTTTCCAAATAACCACGAAAGATTGTCTGACATTGAACTTGTTATTGATATGTTAGATGCAATTAACAATATGCAGTCTAACAGAATGGATGGAGTTGAACAGTTTGTTCAATATTGGGTTAAATTTATAAATTGCGAGATTGACGAAGAAACATTTGCAAAAATGAAAGAAAGCCATGCACTTGCGGTCAAGTCGGTCAATAAAGACAATAAATCAGATGTCGACATTATGACACAGGAGCTTAACCAGACACAATGCCAGGTGGCAAAAGATGATTTATGGGACAATACATTATCTATTTTGGCTATACCAAACAAAAATAACAATAACAGCGGTGGCGATACACAGGGAGCAGTACAACTAAGGAACGGTTGGGACTTTTCTAAAACTAGAGCAAAGTTAAAAGACCCGATTGTTAAGTCGGCAGAAAAACGGCTTGCTAAAGTAGCTTTAAATATTATTCGTATTAAAGACCATGATTTAGGTATAACATTACGAGATTTTGATGTGCAAATAAATCACAGTCCACAGGATAATATGTACACTAAGGCTCAGACATTGTTACAGCTTTTACAGTGCGGCATACATCCGCTTATAGCAATAAAAACAGTAGGATTGTGGGGAGATGCAGAAAAGACATTCTTGCTATCACAGCCGTACATAGATAATCTATGGAAAACTATTGATGATGTAGAAGCACAGGAACAGAAAGCACAAGAAATAATGCAACAAATGAACAGTAACAATGAAGTAAATAATGATAATAACAAAAATGAAGCAGTTATCGAGTAATTGGTAGCTGTTTTTATTTTATAAAAATTCGCAATGCCGTGAGCGTATAAATCGGCAATGTCACCCGGTGTCGTTGCACCGTATAAAAATTCGTAGGACATAACGGAGGTAATTTATGAAGAGAGAAGAACTGACAGCTATGGGTTTGGCTGATGAACAGATTGAAAAAATCATTGCTGAGAATAGTAAGGATGTTCAGGCAGCAAACGCAAAAGCAAACAAAAACAGTGAAGAGCTGACAAGACTGCGTGAGTTGGAAAAGGAATACACAGCCATGAAAGATAAGGATTTATCCGATTCGGAAAAACTGCAAAAAGACCTTGATTCTGCAAATGCAAAAATCGCAGAACTTGAAAAGACACAAGCTATTGCGAATCAGAGAAGCAATGCGGCATCCAAGTTTAACATTTCTGCTGAACAGGCATCACAGGTTATCAAAGATGACGGCAGTTTTGACTACGAAGTACTCGGAAAAATTATCTCTGATAAAGAAACCGCTGCGGCACAGGCTAAAGAACAGGAGATTGCAAACAATACGACAAATCCGGGCGGTAGCAGTAATAAGGGTGGTGCAGACAATAAGACAAACGCTGAAAAGATAGCAGAAAGCCTTATATCCAATGCACCTAAGAACAATGACATTTTATCACATTACATTCAGAAATAACAGGAGGTAAGAAATGGCAAAGGAAATGAATATGCAGTATGAAAAGACTTCATACGCAGGAGATGTTCAGATTTTAAAGAGAGAGCCAAATGAAGCAATCCCATTAACACTTGATTTTGATGGCGTAACAGCTAAAAATGCACAGGGCAAGAAGATTGTTAAAGCAGGTACTCCAATCGGAGCAAATGGTAAGGCTGATAACACAGCCACAGTAGTGGGTATCTTAAGGTTTGATGTAACAGAGGACAGACCGCAGGGGGTACTGCTTAAGAAAGCATATCTTAACACAAAGGTAGCAGAAACACACTCAGGCGTTACATATGACGCAACAGTTAAGACAGCTCTTCCAATGATTGTATTTGAATAATAACAGGAGGTAAACAGATGTTAATCAATGAAGTATTAGACAGCAAGTCTATTGCATTATCAGCAACAGAAAACGCTAGTAATCAGATACCTTATCTTGGTTTACAGTGGTTTCCAGAAAGAAAGAAACAGGGGCTTGATTTAAGTTGGATTAAGACGCATAAAGGACTTCCGGTATCACTTGCGCCATCTAACTTTGACACAATCCCAACTCTTAGAGCCAGAGGCGGATTAAGTAAGGAAAAAACTCAGATGGCATTTTTCCGTGAGGGAATGACAGTTGGTGAAGAGGAAATGCTTGAAATCGAGCGTATTCAATCAGAAGACGACCCTTACCTTGCAAGTGCTTTATCAAGCGTATACGACGACACTAACAACCTTGTAAGCGGCGCAGAAGTTGTACCGGAGCGTATGAGAATGTCACTTCTTTCTACAAATGCAGGTCATCCGGTAATTGCTATTGTAAGTGATGGAGTTCAGTATGCTTACGATTATGACAAGGATGGTTCATACGCAAAAGACCATTACGCAAAGTTATCCGGTACAAGTATGTGGAGCGATACAGCTAATTCAAAACCACTCACAGACCTTAACAATGCAAGAAAGAAGTTACAGAAGCAGGGTAAGATTGCTAGATATGCACTTATGAACAGCAATACATTCCAATATCTGCTTGACAATGCACAGATAAGAAATTCAATTCTTGCACAGAATCTTACAGCAACTATTGAGGTCGATGATGATACTGTTATTTCGGTAGTACAGAAGAGAGCGAAGCTCACTATCGTACTTTACGATAAGATGTACATTGATGATGATGGCAAAGAGCAGTACTTCTACCCGGATAACAAGGTTACACTTCTTCCAGAA